CAAAAATAATAAAAATATAACTTATTATTTTAAGATACAAAATGCTCCCTTTAAATTTATTAATGCAGTAGATATGGTAGAAAGCTTAAATGCTTCTACGGCAGATATAAAAATATTAAAGCCTAACGGAGTAAAGAAAAGAATAAAAAATATTCCTATTGAAAATGGGAAAGTAAAATTAGAAATAGATGATAGTTTTATGGATGAGATATCTGAAATAGGCAAATATACTTTTCAAATAGATTTATATGATAACGCTACAAATAAAGGTAGGGTAACAATACCTCCTGTTATAGAACAATTTTGTGTACTTGCACCTATCTTTGAAGATAATGAAGCGACAGAATAGGTGATATTGTATGGCTATTTTTTATAATTATACAATAACAGTTAATGGTAATAAAGCTAGTATGGATAAAAACATTTATTTATACAGAAAAAATAAAAATGTAGATTATTATTTTGAAATTAAAAATGCTTGTTTTAAATTTGAAGATGAAATCAATTATATAATTAGTTATAACGCTAAATATGCTAGATTCAGAGTTATAAAACCCGATGGAACAAAATTTTTTACAGAAAAAAGAGAAGTAGAAAACGGATATGCAAAATTTTCTGTCACAGAAGACTTAATAGATGAAAGAGCAGAGGTTGGTACATACGTTTTTCAAATAGACTTATATGACGGAAGCAATGGATTTATTACTATACCTCCTATCTATAATCAATTTCATGTTTTAGAACCATTATTTGACGAAGACGAATCAGGAGCAGGACAAGTAGACATATCTAGCGTAGATGTAGCGTACATAGGAGATACACTAGAGAAGGTTACAATTTTTGATGAAAACGGTGTATATGTTAAAACGTTTTGGAAACCAAAAGAGATAATTTCGTCTGTAAGAATGAATAAAATAGAAGAAGGAATATATTCTTTAAGTCAAAAAGTCGCAGATTTAACATTCAAACCGATATCTATTACTTCCTTTAAGAGTAATTTATCTAAAACAGTATATGAAAAAAATATAGAAACTATAAATAGTTGCAAGTTTACATGGAGTACAAGTATGATTCCAAAATCAATTAGTCTAACCGATTGTACTGTTGAGACTAGCGATACAAGTTATACATACAATAAGACAATTTCAGACACAAAGACCTTTACACTATCGGTGACTGATAGTAAAAATAATGTAAGAAGTTCTAGTATTACTTTTACATTTGTTTATCCTTTTTATTATGGAACATTTACCAACTCACTAACAGAAGCAGATATAAAAAATGAAGTTAAATTAGTTGAATTAAAAAACAACAAAACATTAACTTTAACATATAATGACATGAAAGTTTTTTATGCTTATCCCAAGGCTTATGGAGAATTAAAAAGTATAAAAGATGGAAATGGGTTTGAATATTTAAACGACTTTAATAAAGAAAAGATGAATATTAATAGTATTCCTTATTATGTTTATAAAATAAAAAATAAAGCAAGTGTATCTCAAATAAAATATACATTTAGCTTTTAGAAAGGAGAGATATAAATGATTATTGGTAGCAATTTTGATTTGTCTTCAAGGTTATATTTAGACTCGAGACAGTTATGTGATAGTTATGCAGACCTTATAGAGAACAAAAATAATATCTTATATCCTCCCGGATTTGAAGTTTATTGTTTTAAGGAAAAAACAAAGTATTATAATGCTTGTGAAAATATAGAAGATAAACCAGTATGGAAAGAAGCAGCACGAGGTAGTATTGCAGAAGTTTTTATAGAAAGTGATACTATTCCGGAGAATAAAGACCTTTATTGGATTGATACAGGAACAGTAGATACTTTAGGGAATCAATCTGCTCACGAAGGAATAATTAAAGAGCTTTTAGAAACAGTTAGAAATCTTCAAAAAAGAATATTAGTTTTAGAAGAGAAAGTTGGCTCAGGAATAATTTCTCCAACAACAGGAGACTATTTACAATTAGCAGATGGAACAAATTTACAATTAGCAGACGGAACATTTTTAGAACTATCTTCAGGAGATTCTTCGAGTAAAAAATATTTACAATTAGCAGATGGAACATTCTTAGAATTAGCAAATAATACTTTCTTAGAAATAAATTAGAGGTGATAAGATGACTAAATTTAATGAACTTAATAAAACTATTGTCATTAATGACACAGACTATTTATTGTTGGGAACAAATTTAGATAGTGGATTTGAAAATAAAATAGCTAGTATAGAAACTTTAAAAAAAGCATTATTAGGAGATACTTCTAATCAATATTTAAACTTATTATCTTCTGACGGGAAGAAAGAATTTAGATTAACATTAGATGGAAATGGTAAAATGCATATTTTTCCTATAGAAGCTTATACTAGCACTCCTTATACAGAAGGACAGAATTTAGAATCCCCTTTAAAAATAGTTCCAAGTAATAAAATAGATTCGGAAAACAATAGTGGCTTAGTTATTCAACAAATATACGGCGGTGGTTCATTAACCACAAAAGAAACAGCAGTAAGTCATAATTTTGTTGAGTTATATAATTGTAATACCGTTGATATAAATTTAAATGGTTTATATCTTTGGTATAAACCTAATGGTGGAAGTTGGAGTTCTTTAGCTTTAAGAGGAATAGTCCCTGCCGGACATTCTTTTTTAATTAGGGGTAATGCACTTTATAATATAAATAGTGATATAGTTAGATGTAAAATAACAGAGTATGACCAAGAATGGAATATATCTTTTTCGGAAAATGGATTCACAATATATTTATGTGTAGGAGAAAAAGAACCCGAGGCAACGCCAGTTAAATATATAAAAAATGAATTAGGAGCAATAACATCTACTGACCAAAGATGGGTTGATATGCTTGGTGGTGGCGGAGCAGAAGATTCTCACACTATCGCAGTATATGAAGGCGGATATTATAATATGGGAATGAGTAGATATTGTTCTTTAAGAAGAATGAATTTTAATAATGGTAAAAATAATAGAGACGATGCAAGTATTATAGATTATCAAACTTGTGAAGTTGAAAAATTTAGACCAAGAAGTTTAGCGGACGGATATTGGAACTCAAGTGCAGAAACAATACAATTTAATAAATATAGTCCTTCAATGGTCAATATGTGTTATGGGGAGAATGGTGATACTTCAAGAACTTTCACTTTTGAAACTCCAGTAACAGATTACGATGGAATTATTAAATACAGAAAACAAGGAGAAACAAAGTGGATAAAGAAAAAAACAACTAAAGATATTGTAAATCTTTATGACCAAGTAGTTAATATTCATAGAGTAATTATACATGATTTAACTTATGGAACTTACGAATATCAACTAGGCGTAGAAGGTATGCTTACAGACATAGAAACATTTGAAATAAAACAATATAACCAATCTAATAGCTTAAAGATGCTATGGACTACTGATGAACAGGGATTTACAGAATATGAATATAATGCAGTAAGAACAGCCCGTGATGCTATTGAGCATTATGAATATTCAAATAGCACTCCTAATTTTGATTGTCATTTAAATACAGGCGATATTTCACAAAATGCAAACAGACCACAGGAATGGCGATACTATTATAAATATCATGAAAATAATCTTAAAACTATGCCACATATACTTAATTGTGGTTGTTTCAGCCACCTTTATATAGCGATATATAATGAAAAATTTATTGAATTGCTGGAAACTCTTTAGAGCTTATTAAACTACAACGTAAGGTTAAATCCTAAGCGTGAATGTTTGAAAATTAATAAGATTAGACAATCAGCAGGGAAGTTTTTATAAATAGGTTAACAACAATATTAAAACGGATATAATAGAAAAGAGGTGATAAAATGAATAGAATAAATTATGAAGAAATAAAAGAATATATAGAAAATGAAGGGTATAAATTATTGACTTCTAAGCACGAGTATTTTGGTATGAAAACAAAGTTAAAAACAATTTGCCCCAAAGGGCATCGTTGGGAAGTATCTGCTGGGAATTTTAAACATGGTTTAAGATGTGCAGAATGTAAAAAAGAAAAGAAAAAAGAGCTACAATTTAAAGAAGTTAAAAAATATATAGAGAATGAAGAGTATGAATTATTAGAGACAAAATATATTAATAATTATACTCCTATGAAAATGAGATGTAATAAAGGACATATTTCCTTTATTTCATGGGCGAATTTTAAAAAAGGAAGAAGATGCTCTACTTGTTATAAATATAGAAAATTAACATATTCGGAAGTATTTAATTATTTTAAAAAATATGGATTTAAATTACTGTCTAAAGAATATATAAATGCTCATGAAAAAATGAAAGTAATGTGTCCTGAAGGGCATATATTTTTAATTTCGTATGCAAAGTTTTATAGTGGTAGAAGATGTCCGATTTGTAATTCTTCTACAGGCTCTCAAGAGATAACAAATATTTTAAATTCTTTTAAGATAAATTTTGAAAGAGAAAAAATATTTAAAGATTGTAAAGATAAAAGATATTTACCTTTTGATTTTTATTTGCCTGATTATAATTGTTGTATTGAATATGACGGAGAGCAACATTTTGAAATAAGCAGGACTTTTAAATTAACAGATAAAGACTTTAAAATTATAAAAAAACATGATGAAATTAAAAATAAATATTGTAAAAATAATAATATTAAATTGATAAGAATTCCTTATTGGGAGTTTAAAAATATAAAAGATATATTAATATCAAACCTATTTATAGAAAAACCTTCAACGACTATCCCTTCGGATGTTGAAATACATCAATAGGAGTACGGCTCAAGCGATTGGAGTGGGTGAGAATCCCTTAAACGGAAGTGGTAAACATCTCTTAGGAGATGAAGATATAGTCTCGACCTATATGAAAGTATAGGAAGTTTATAAGAGAACTGCATAGATGTAGCGAGTCTATGTGAAGATAACGAATAACGACTTAATAGACAAGAAATTTGGTACAGCTTTTGAATATTATGGCACTTTTGAAAATCAACCATTATTAAATGCTTATGAACCTCATGTAGAAGGGGAAAGAGCGGTTCCAATGGTTTCTAGTTATAGTTTTGATGTTGGGTTTGTACATTTTGTAGTGATTAATTCTAATACTGAATATATGTACCCAGAAGTAAATACAGATGAATTTTTAAGAAAACAAATAGAATTCTTAGATGCTGATTTAACTAAGGTCGAAGCAAGGGCGACTAAACCTAGATGGGTAGTTGTTACCTGTCATTTAAGTCCTTTTACGATAGTTAGAACTAAGAGATTACAACAATGGATTCCTTATATAGAAAAACATAAAGTGGATTTTGTATTATGCGGGTAATGCTGCCCTAGTTATCGAGCAATCGGTTTCAAAAATTACAAATTTAATTGCAGGTAATTCCTAAAGCCTTACACCACAATAACCCTGAAAAGAGGTTATGAAGGTACGAAAGTAGAAAAAACGTAAGGATAAGTATATGGTTAAACCCTAAGTACTTGGATATAATGATAATAAGTAAGTTATATCAAAATGGATGTTCATGCAGGTAAGATTCTAAATTTATTTATTTAAGCTCGAATAATTTTACGAGGTGAGTAAAATAGGAAAAAAATTAAATTATAATAACGTAAAAGAATATATAAATTCTCATGGTTATATATTATTAGATAATGAATATATCAATATACATAAAAAAATGAAAATCAAATGCCCAGAAGGACATATTTTTGAAATGTCTTTTAATAATTTTAAGAAAGGACAAAGATGTTCGATTTGTTCCTTAAATAAACAATATAAATATACATATTCTCAAATTAAAAATATTTGTAAAAATAACAACTTGATACTTTTAAATGAAAAGAAAAATTTAAATATGCGAGATATAATTAAATTTAAAAACGAAAAAGGAAATATCGAACAAGTAACACTATACACTTTTGAAAGAAGATACATCAATACAAATAAATCAGCATCAAAATCAAAATATTCTAATAAAAAACATTCTCAAGAATATATACAATCTTTGGTAGAAAAAAGAGGGTATAAGTTGTTAGAGCCATATAAAAATAAAAAAACTAAATTAAAATTGCAATGCCCTAATGGTCACTATCACGAGATTCGTTTAGATAGTTTTATAAAAGGGAGTGGATGCAAACAATGTATGATTGAGAATATGACTAACGATGTAAAAGATGTGATTACAAATCTTCAAAAAAAAGGATTTCATTTATTATCTAAATATAAAAATAATCAAGAAAAAATTGTTTTACAATGTGAAAAAGGACATATATTTAACGCCACCTACGATAATGTAGTTAATAATAATAGTGGATGCCCTGTTTGTAATGAAAGCAAAGGAGAAAAGAATATAAGAAAAATATTAAAAAAATATAATATTAAATATATTCCTCAATATAAATTTGATAATTGTAAATTCTATAAATGTTTGCCTTTTGATTTTTATTTGCCTGATTATAATTGTTGTATTGAATATGACGGAATACAACATTATAAAATAATAAAGCATTTTGGAGGCTATGAAACATTTATAGATAGAAAAATAAGAGACACAGTTAAAACCAAATTCTGTGTAGACAACAATATTAAAATAATAAGAATTTCTTATTTGGAATTTAATGATATTGAAAAAATATTAAAAAATGAGCTTAAAATAAAAGAATAAGAATAAACTTCAAAGACTATCTCGCAAGAGAGTACGACAAAGTATGTCGGATAAGGTTTGCCCCTATATAGGGTGAAGAAATAGTCTAATATCCTAATGAAAGTTAGGGCGAGAGAAATTCTCGATTTATGAAGTAACGTTCATAAAAACAATATAATGCACAACCATACATATAGTAGAAGTATTCCACTATACACAGGATATAAGGGAGCGACATATGATTCTTCTACTAGAAAGTTCACACTTGCACCATATAACAATTATGTAGATGTTGTATCTACTGGTTCTACTCAATTAAAAATAGTAGATGAAAATATAACAAGAACAGCTAATAAGGCTGATGGAACATATTACATAATGTGTCAAGCGACAGGTTATAAGCAAAAAGGTAAGGAAAAAGCTATTAATTTACCTAGTGGACAAAATTTATTAAAAACTGAAAATCCAAGTTCTATACATGATAATGGTAATGGTCAGCCTTGGTGGTACGCTTATACAGGTGCTTTGCCAGTACAACCAACATACATTATGGCGGACTTTGGATATGATAAAGTCACATTTAATATGTATTATATTAAAGATGTACTTACTAAAGATTTAGAAGAAAAAATTACAGTAAATGATTTTGACCCTACTAAGAATGAAAGAGTTTTATTTGATACACTTACTGTTAATTATTCAGACAGAAATAAATAAGAGGTGATTAAATGCCTACAATAAGAAAATATAATAAAGAAACAGAGAAATATAAAAGAATAGCTACCTCCGATGCGTTGGAGGTGGCTATTTTAGATGCAGAAGGAAATTTTGAATCTGATAATGTAGAAGGTGCTTTAAGAGAATTAGGAGACGCTAAGGGGCAAATAGAAGTTAATAGAGGGATTATAGACGCCGTTAATTCTACTCTTACTGACCATATCAAAAATCACCCTGGTGGTGGGGGTGGCGGAGGCACAATGCCTACTATAAGCACCGACTGGAACGAAACTTCTATTGACGGAGATAAAGACTTTACAATTCCTATTTATTTTACGTCTCCCAATTTAGGAGAAGGTACTTTATATGTTTTAATTAATAATGTAGAAACATCTATACAGACAATTTCTCAAGGTAACAATACTATTAAAATACCTGCTTTAGGGAGTGGTAAAAAAAGACTTTCTATTTATGTAAAAGATAGAGGACAACTTATGTCTAATCAATTAACATGGGATATTGTTTGTGGTGGTATTAAACTAACTGTAACGATGAATACAGATATAGATTATACTCTTAAAGATAGAATATTATTAACTTACAATATAGACTGTGATTTACAAACTGATATAAATACGATTATTACTATTGATGGAACAGAATATACAGTTAAATCCAATAAAGGGTACAACTCTTATGAGATTAAGGGGTTAACAGTAGGGGTTCATAAAGTTGAAATATATGCAACTGCTGATGTTTATTCTACTCCTTCACAAGTATTTAATGTTATAATTGTTGCTACAGAACAATTATTTATAACCTCAACATTTGACACAACTAAACAATATGAAAAGGGTCAGCCTATGAATATTAATTACAGAGTCTCTATAGCAAACACAGATTATTATACTATTAATATGTATGTTGATGATTTTGAAAAACCTATTAAGACATTATCTCAACAACCCGGAAACTACTATTGGACTTTTACTCCTGAATTTGAGTTAGGAAAACATACTTTAAGAATAGAAGCTTATAACTCTGATAAGAGTAAAACTGCCACATTAGATTTGCCTTTTGAATTAGTTGCTTCTAGTTATCAAGCTATGGAATATGTTAGTACAGGTCTAATAGCTTCTTTCAATGCGAAAAATAGAACTAATTCAGATGTTGACAGAGGGTATTGGGTAGACGATATAAATGGATATATAGGAAGATTATATAATTCAAATTATGGTACTAACGGTTGGATAGACGGAGAATTAGTATTAAATGGTAACACATATGTAGAGATTGATATGACTCCTTTTAGTGATAATGTAACTAGAGGATTCACTTTAGACATGGTGTTTAGCGTAGAGGATATAGGTAATCCTTTAGCTAGAGTTATAGACTGCACAAGTCTTTCTGCTCCTTATCCGGGGCTATATGTTAATCCTTATAAGGCTAATTTGGCTACTGTATCTCATAAGACAGAATTAGATATAGGGCAAGGAGAAGATATACAGATTACTTTTATGATTGATAGGGTTTCTAAATTTGGTAAGGTATTCATCAACGGAGTATGTTGTGACCCATTCCAGTTATCAGATTCATCTTCTGGTAGCCAAATAATATATGAACAAATTAAACACGAAGAAAAAATATATTTAAACAGTGAAAAAGGGACAAGTAATTTTGGCTCTTGCAAAATAAAAAGAATAATGATGTATGAAAGAGAATTATCAGACGAAGAGGTTCTTCAAAATAGAATAGCAGATATGAAAATAGAAGAGCAAGAAGAAGAATATAACAAAAACTATAACGATGCTTATATGCCTTGTATGTACATTTATGGAGATATAAGCAATATGACTTTAACAAATAAAAAAGAAGTTAGAATAAAATATGTTTCACCTAATGCTGATTTATATGGGTCATCTTTTGAATATCCTAGATGTAAAATGTATTGGCAAGGGACTTCTTCTATTCAATATGCTAATAAGAATTTTAATATAGAATTAGGAGATAGTGACGGAAACCAAGTATTTTATACTCCTTTTAAGAATGGTATTTTAGAATATTTATTCTGTTTAAAATGTAATCAAATGGAATCTTCTAATGTTATGAATACAGGGTCTGCTATGTTTGTTAATGACAACTTATATGTAGAAAAGAATCCTGCCCAATTAAAGAATGATAAGGTTAGACAGGCTATCGAAGGCTTTCCTATGCTTTTATATATAAATGATGAATTTGTTGGACTGTATGATTTCAACTTAGATAGATATAGTTATCGTTCTTATGGATATAACTTATTCGATAAGTGTTTAGCTTATGAAGTATCAGCCAACTCTGACACAACAGCAGGTGCTTTTAATTCTTGGACTTCTTCTAGTGGTAAGACAGAACAAAATTATTATGCTTCTGACTTTGAATGTTTATATCCTCCAAGTAGACAAAATGGTAATGACAACTTTGCAGAATTAAAAACATTAGTTGATTTCGTAAGTGGTGCAGATGAAGATTTATTTAAAGAACAGTTTGATACTTATTTTGATAGACAGTCTGTATTTAGATATTATTTATTTGTACAAGTATTCGGGGGAATAGATTCTCTGGGAAAAAATATGAAAATAGTTACATTTGATGGTGTAAAATGGTATTTGCAAGTATATGACTTAGATAGTTTAATGGGATTAGACAATACTGGTGCATTAACGTTTGATGTTGACATAGAAGTTGAAAGTGGAGTATTTAATACATCTAATTCTAAACTATGGAGTAAAATTAGACTTTATTTTGCTAATGAATTAAAACAAGAATATATTAATATGAGAAATAGTGTATTCACACTTGAAAATATGTATAAATATTTCTACGATAATCAGATGGACAAAATACCTGTAAGATACTATAATAAATCTACTGAATATAAATATTTAAGATTTGGAGCAAAATATTTATATGCTTGTCATGGCAATAGATATTTTCAAATAAAAAGATGGTTAAAAGAAAGATTGTTATATTGTGATACTTTATTCGGATATGAACCTTCTACCTCTAACTTTGTTACTGTTCGTTGTAATAAACAAGGTAAGGTTTCGATGGACATATCGACTTATAGCCCTATGTATTTATCTGTAAAATGGAGAGACGAAGCAGATGGCAGCGGAATACAAACGTTAAAAATACCTAGAAATAAATCAGTTAAATTTAGTTATACGATTCCTACTGCTACAGATCAGGAAGTTATTATATATGGAGCAGAATATATTAAATCTTTAGGGGATTTAAGTACCTGTAATCCAACTCACTTACTTTTATCAAATGCTACGAGAATAAATGAGGTAATATGTAGAAACAGTTCAAAATTAGTAAATGCAGAAATAAATGGTTGTGACTATTTACAAAAAATAGATTTTAACGGCTGTTCTAATTTAGGTAGTTTAACCAGTTATCAGGTTATGGAATTAGCTACCTGTCAAAACTTGAAATATTTAGATATAAGAGGAACAAAAATGACAGGGGTAAACTTTGATAATAATGGTGGTAACTTAGAGGAAATATATCTTCCTAAAACAATAACATCATTATACTTGAGAAACCAATATGCTTTAAAAATTGTAGGTTTAACAAGTGTTAGTTGGTATTCTCCGCATCACACAGAAGCTTTAAGTGGAGCAAGTGACATAACATCGTTTACATTAATTAACTGTCCTTTAGTAGAAAGACTTACTTCCCGTTCAGATATAAATATGAACGGATGGAATCAAACATTTTATGATTTTAATGGTAATAAAAGAAGTGGAGATACATTAGGAGATTATGAAGATGCTACTAAATTTAGACAAATGGCACTCTTTGGGTTAGGGCTATGTAATGCAACCTCAATCCATATAGAAAACAGTATGTTATCTACTAAATATATGTCTTTTAGATTTAATTATAGATTAGAGGAATTAACCTTAAAATATTTACCTAACCTTCAAGAATTAACTATTGGCGAAACTCAAACAGGTCACGTATGGAATTCGACAGATGATATGTGTGGTTCTTTTGATTTTAATAATATCAATATCACAGAATGTCCTAATATAAAAACGTTTAGAATACATCAATATGATGAGAGAGAAACTAAATGGTTTAATAGTGGAACTAATATAATAGATTTAACTAAGTTTGAAAATCTTGAAACATTTACTTGCAATATTACAACTCAAGACCTAGATACAATACTCCTTCCTTCTACATTAAAAACAATATGGATTAAACTTATGTGCGGATTTACTACTGCCGAATACCCAAATAAATGTTCAAAAGCAAAATGTACTTTAAAGAATATATATTTTAAAGAAGACCATCCAAACGGATATGAAGGAATAGATTTTGGAAATAGAGAATTAACAGAGTTATGTTTATCTGGAGTAATTCAATCAACAGGAATTATTAAAGGAGTAAATACTAAAAATACCTATGTTAGTCCTGTATTTAATAATATGGATGAAAAAGAAAGAGGCTCTGAATTATATCCTCAAGTAAAAGTTCAGGGTAAAATAAACTTATCTAATTATGATTGGACGGAAGCATACTGGTGGTTTACAAATGTTGATTTTACTTCTGATAATTTAGAATTTATTATGCCTAACGACTGGGATTATCTAATAGATACTCGTCTGAAAAGAGTAAGAGGCATATTCTTTGATTGTAAGAATTCTGATTTTACTTGGGAGTTTGCAGGTAGATTCTTTAAGTTATTACAAAATAGAGATGACTTAGGAAGAACTTATAAATATGCAATACTTCAAGAACAATCTTCTTATGAAGAACAGGCGGTTACAATAGAAAATAATTATGATATAGCAGATTATAACTATGGAGACACACCTTTTGTTGGCTCTAATCTTAAATACATTAGAGAATGTAATTTTAAAGGAAACGCTATAGCATACGGTACTTTTAGAAGTTCAAACCTTGTAAAAGTTGGAACAATAAATTGTCAAGGTAGTTATGTGTGGTGGACTTCTGAAAGTTTGTTCCAAAACAGTAAAAACTTAGAAGAAGTAGAGTGCATCAATATGACTGGGGCTAATAGTACCACAAATTGGTTTGCTAGTTGTCCTAAATTGAAAAGAGTTGGAACAGTAAATGTAAATGCGAAGAATGTAAATCAAATGTATGCTTATTGTCCTCAACTAACAGAATTAGCATTGCCTACTTTAACTAATGTAGAGAGAATGAGTGGGTTTGTTAGAGGTTGTACTTCTTTAACTGAATTACATCTTAATGAAATAACAGAAAACACTCCTTTAGAATATATGGACTGGGCATTTAGAGATTGTCCTAATTTAACTTCTGTAACTATTGGAGGGGCTACTCTACCCCCAACATTGGTAACAATGGAGGGAGCGTATTATGGAGATAAAAAGCTTACAAAAGTAATTCCTTTGCCTAATGATTTCAGTAATAAATGCAATATGAGTTCTTGTTGTTATGGTTGTTCTTCATTAACAGACGATAATATATATAAAACTCTTCCATATAATGTAAGTAATATGGATTATATTTATTATGCTTGTCATGGATTGGTAAATCCTTCTATAGTAGTTAATTCTGATAGAACAAGTTCTAAACATTGTTTCGAAGGTTGTAGCAATATGAAATCTATTAGAGCAGAATTTAATGGCACATATTCTTATGGATTTAGTAGTTTTTGTAATAACTGCGGAGAACTTACAGATGCCTATATTAAATTTCCTTATTCTCTATATTTTAATGATGATGCACAGACTTGCTCTGAAAATGGTAATATATTTGCTTATTGTAAAAAGCTTATAAATGTAGAATTGAATATGACTAGATTAGAAAGTAAATCAGATTTTAGAGCAATGTTTAGACAGGATAAATATATAGAATCTATAAAAGGATTTGATTTAAGCAATCTTCATAGAGATGATAGAAGACCAAATGATAACGCTTGGTATTTTACTTATGATACATCTTTTGAATTTATGAAGGATTGGGTATTTGCGACAGACGAAAATGGTAATACTAAAAAATTAACAAATTCATATAAGATGTATAATTTAGAATTAACTCCTGCTGCTACTATAGAATCTCTTATGAATGGGTTAGGAACAGTACAAGCAGAAACATTAACATTAGGTCAAGCAACTTTAAATAGATTATCGGAAGAACAAAAAGCTAATGCAGTAGCAAATGGTTGGACTTTAGCGTAGGTGATTATATGAATAATATAGAAATAATAGAAAAAAAAGGCTATAGAATATTAAGACCAAAAGAGGGTTATGTCCTTTATAAAGATGGAGAAATCTTTGAAGGGGATGTGATACTAGGAGTCAATGCGACTCCTAGTGCTTATTCTACTATAGAGGATGTAAACTATAAAGAAGTACAAAAGAAAATTGAAGAATTAGACCCCCTTAAAGAATTGAAAGAACAGAGAATTGAGTTGAGTAAAAATAATTTAGCACAATATCTTAAAGACAATCCATTGTTTTCTACTGTTAAATATGAAGAAGGAAGATATTACAATGTTACAATGGAAAAACAACAGTTATTAACAAGTACTTTGCTTTCATATCAGTTAGACAACATATTCGGAACAGAATCAAACTTAAAATGGAATGATACTAAAAATGTATGCGAACCTTATTCTTTTGAACAGTTAGGAAGGTTATCTAAGGAGATAAAATTATATGTTGAGCCTTTAGTAGAAAAACAACAACAAATGGAGGTTAATATTAGAAATTGCAAGACAGAAGAAGAAGTGTTTAGTATTAAATTAGATTTTGAAGGAGTTGATTAGATGAAAGATACGTTAAAAACGCAAGGTGTAACACGCCCTGTAATAGGTATAAAAAAATTAATTGATTATTATAATGAAAATTATACTAAAAAGAAAGAATATATATGTAAAGATTTAAAACCCACTAGAATGTTAAGTAAAGATGAATATTATAAAATTTTAAACGATGCTGGTCTCCTAACACCACAAGAAGTGCGTTACTATCCACTATTTAAAATATCGAAAATAAAAAACAATAGACCGAGAACTATTTCTTATATTTTTAAAATAGACAATGAAGAATATGAAGGAGTTACGGGACGCATTCAGGAAAATGTATATGAAGACGATAACACTAGAATTACAATAAATGGAGATGAAGTTTTTTTAGCATCAAACAATGTGTTTATAGACACAGAAGCCTGTTCTCTTACATTATATATAGATTCTCTTGAATTACCTAAATTAGAATATCCTAAAAATAAAATGGATATGTACAGAGCATATAATTTTATAAGTACAATAGTTAATTCCATTGAGGACTATTCTTTAAGGGGTTATATAGAAGATATAAAACTCCCATATCCTAATAACATAGATGAAATTAACTTATATTTTGATGAAATATGGCATTGTGATGATTTTAACCTTAGAGAAAATGCTTATTTTGTAAATCCTAATAAAGATAATTATTATACAGTATTAGATGCAATTAAAAAAGGTAAATCTATATATATGGGTAGTAAAAATATTTTGCCTTATTGGACAATAAACAAAGAAGAAAAAAGTATAACGCTTAAAAGTCTTAACAGCGGAATTAATATCACGCTATTTGAAAATGGATTAAGCCAAAGCCAACCATTAGAGTAATAAAGAAAGGAGTTTAAACATGAACGAATTAATTAAACTATATAATAATAAATATTCTAAAATAGAATATCCAAAAACTAAATTAGATTTTTACTATGTTTATTTATTTTTACAAAATAAAATAAATGAATACGATGATGATGAATTAAGAAAATTATTTGAGAAAATAGAAATACCAAAACCAACAACTTTAAAAGAGTTAGACGTTTATAGAGAGTGTGTTGATTTTATTAATGGTATTAGAATTTCTAAAACAGGAAACAAAAGTGTCCATCTTCTTAATGAGGGTTTTCATAAATTGGGGTTTCATGAGGTTTATGAAGAAAATGGATGTTTATATTATTATTTGGAGGGAGCGGCGAATTAATGAATAAAATAATAAATAAATATAACGACTTATTTGGTGATGTATTTTATCTTCCATATCCAAAAACAGATTTACAAATATTAAAAACATATAAATTTTTATCTCGTATACAAAATAATGAAATACAAGAGATGTTAAAAGATATTAAATTGCCTAAAATAGATTCATGGAAAGATTATTTTTCTTTAAATGAAGATGGAAACGAATATTATACTATAAGTGTGCCAAAAGACCCAGACAAATGGGAGAATGAAATAGATGAGATAGAAGAAGCTATAAGAAAAGGTAAGATTATTTTAGTAGAAAATGATGAAGGTATAATATGTACTGCTAAAAGTGTGGAAATAAATTTGGAAACCAAAGAGATACAGATTGCAACTGAAGGTTCTGATTATGGGAATATGATACCCGTATAAAGAACTAATTAAATTAATTAAACACTTATAAATAATTTAGAGTAGGGGCAACCCCTACTCTTTTTTTAATATAAAGGAGATGGTTTTATGGTATCAAAACCAAAAATGATAGAAAGTTTTATTACAAAAAATAAATATAGTAGACCCGGAACAAAACGTTCAAGAACTACTAAAATAGCATGGCATTATACTGGTGCACATGATGTATCTGCTAAAGCAACTATGAATTACTTTAAAAACTTAGCAACAACACACACAACTTATGCAAGTTCTCACTTTGTATGTGGACTTGAGGGAGAAATATATTATATAGTTCCTATGAGCGAAATAGCATATACAACTAACAGTGCAAACTATTATTCTATCGGTATAGAATGTGCAACTACTGGAACTGATGACCATTATTCAGATAAAGAATACGTGTCTATGGTTAAATTAGGAGCTTGGTTGGCTCAATATTACGGACTAGACCCTAGAAAAGACTTTATAAGACATTATGATGTAACTAGAAAAATATGCCCAAGATATTTTGTTAATCATAAAGATAAATGGAATCAATTTAAATTGGATTGTTATAATCTTAAAGAAGGCAAAATAAAAGTATCTGATATTGTGAATTGTACTAATGGAGGAAAACATACTTCTAAAGTACCTAGTACTACAACTAAAAAACAATATTTAAGAGTGCTTCAAGATGTTAATGTACATAGCACTCCTGACTTTAAGTCTAGTTCTGTTTGTGGTAAAGCAGAAAAAGGAGAGGCGCTGACTATTGTTAAAAAGATAGAGAGAGCAGGAACAGATATGTATTTAGTAAAAGCAGGTTATTATATAACTGCTAGTAGTAAATATGTAGAAGTATTTGAGAGATAGCGTTAATTAAATGAATGAATTAATTAAATATAATAATTTAGAGTAGGGCAATCCCTACTCTTTTTTATTAAATACAAGGAGATGTAAAATATGGACAATAAAAATAAGGTTAAGAAAAAACGTAGTACTAGAAAGTGGGTAATACCTTTAGTAATCACATCTATATTTGCTTTTACAGGTATTGCAATATGGTTACAATATGCTACTAGCACAGAGTTATCTTCAACTTTAATAACTTGTTTCTACGGATTTTGTGGTGGTGAGCTTTGGCTATTAGCATCTATCACAAAAACAAAAACAAAGAATGACAATAGTGAAAATATAAATACTGATGATTCAGAAGGAGAGGAATAAAAATGGATGTTCAAACTATTTTAATATCATTTATAATAGCTATAGCTATTATATATGCAGTATACAAATTTATTAGTTTAAGTAAAGAAAGACAAGTAGAAAATATCAAACAATGGCTTATATTTGCCTGTCTTGAAGCTGAAAAAATGTTAGGCAGTAAAACAGGTAAAGTGAAATTAAGATATGTGTATGATTTATTTGTTAGCAAATATAAATTTATATCTTGTCTTATCCCATTTGATACTTTTAGTAAATGGGTAGATGACTCATTAATAGACATGAGAAATATGATAAGTACTAATAAAGCCATCAAAAAGATAGTAGAGGGTGATAATTAAATGAATGAATTAATCAAATACTTTAATAAAAAATATGGGAAAGAATATGGAAAAATTTCTTATCCTAGAACTACTATACAAATATATCAAGTATATCAAATAATCAAAGACTGTAATATTGAAGATAACGAATTAACTGATTTATTACATCACGTTAAGTTGCCTAAACCTAAAACAATGGAAGAAATGGAAATGTATTCAGAATGTATTAATGACGGAATACCTCAAAATAAAATGATGCCACAAATATTAAATGAATATACTATTGAATTAACCGCAGATGAATTAAATAATTTAGAATACCGTGAAAGTATGGCTGGAGACTATAGGGTATTAGATTTTTCTAAATATAATATAGATTTTCAAAAGTTAAATAAATTTGTTATCTATATGGGAATAGATTTTGATTCTTTATGTCGAGTACAAGATTCTACTTCTTATGATTCTATTTATTATGATTCAAACTATATAGAATATTATACCAATACATTAAATAATGAAATGAAAATTTATTCGTCTGAGAAGTTTACTCAAGGAAGAATTATTAAAATTTTTGAAATAACAGGTTATATTAATGATATGTATATAACTCCGAAAGATAATATTGCGATTGGAGGATTCGCACGTAAGAATAATATTGCGGTTGGTGAAGGTGCGATAGCTCCAAATAGTAATTCTATTGCTATTGGAACTGAAGTATTTGCCAAAGGAAATTCATCTTGTGCTCAAGGTTCTTATGTTACTGCCAACGGAGATTCATCTTGCGCTCAAGGGCGAGGCACGATTGCTAGGGGAGATTATTCTCATGCAGAAGGGCTAGGTACAGAAACTAATACTGTGGCTGATGCAGCTCACGCAGAAGGTTTTCAGACTAAAGCCTCTTCAAATTATCAACACGTTCAGGGTAAATATAATATAGAAGATAAAAGTAATAAATATGCCCATATAGTTGGTAATGGTAAAAGTGGTATGGAAAGAAGTAATGCACATACATTAGATTGGAAAGGTAATGCTTGGTTCGCAGGAGATGTACAGGCTAATAACGTTCCTCATGTAATTAGTGAGAAAGTAGTTTTAACAGTTCCTGCCGCAACTATATCTGCAAAGAAAACTGAAATAGATAATGCCAATAAGAATAATCCAGTTCAAATCACTATTGATGGTACTGTGACATATGACCCTACTAAATCATATTATTTAAAATATAATGATATAGAATACCCTTCATTAACTAGTGATGGCACATTCCTTATTACAGGAGATGGTTGTTTATCTCTAATTATGTCTCATGGCAGCGGTACTGTAATGATGATAATATCATTAGATACAGCTAATATCACTGATGCACAATTAATTGAAAAAGATATTAAAAAATTAGATAATGTATACGTACCAAATGATTTAAGAGTTAATAATTCTATAACATTAGGAGCTAGAACTGGCAAAATTGGAGCATCTAGTTCTAGTTTTGGAGAAATTTGCACAGCTTCAGGTTATGCTTCTCATGCAGAAGGTAGTGAGACTACTGCTTCAGGTGACTGCTCGCATGCAGAAGGTGGAGAAACTACGGCTTCAGGGGATTGGTCTCATGCAGAAGGTCATTCTACGCAAGCAACGGGAGAGGGTTCTCATACAGAGGGGCAAAATACACAAGCCAGTGGGTTACATTCTCATGCAGAAGGTGAAAATTCTATTGCATCTGGGCTTGTCTCACATGCAGAAGGTTGGAATACAGAAGCAAAAGGAAAATGTTCTCATGTAGAAGGTAAGAATACAACTGCATCAGGTGAGTATCAACACGTTCAAGGCAAATATAATATAGAAGATACTAATAATAAGTATGCACACATAGTTGGTAATGGTGATTATGATACTTGTTCCAATGCACACACATTAGATTGGAATGGTAATGCTTGGTTCGCAGGTAAACTTTCTCAAGAAGGTACGCCTACTGAAGATAAAGATTTAGCTACTAAAAAATATGTAGATGATAGCAGAGACAATCTTGTTTCTAACATATATGGGAATAATATATACAATTTTCAAATAACAGAAGATGAATTTAATTCTTTATACAAATTTTTATATAATGGGGGAGATAATAAAATTGTTTTGAATAGCATATCTCCTGATACATTAAATGCTATAATTGATGGCGATGCATGGTATAATGCAATATCTTTTAATAAAAAAATTATTTTAAAGGTAAATTCTACGGGAAGCGATGGTATTATACTTTATATTAAGGATGAATCGCCAAGTGGTTATGTTAACTATTCGTTATTATCATTAAAATCAAACGAATCTAATATTGTTACAATTTCATACACAAGTTTTATAGAATATAATTATAATGATAAAATAATAAACTTAGGCATATTAAATAATAAAGTTAATATAAAAAAAAGCACAAAAAATCAATATATTAATGCAACAAAAGATTTTGAATTGGTATTGCCAAATGTAACTGAATATATAGAAATACATTTATATCTTACTTCTTCTTCAACTGTGTCAATAACTTTCCCTCCATCTATTAAATGGAAAGATGTTCCAACGATTGAGGCAAACAAAGTTTACGAAATTATATTTAAATATATTAATGAAAAAATAGGTTGGATTGGAGAATATAAAATTTATAATTAACAATAATTAAGACAATAAATATTTTAATATATAAATGTGAATAATATAAATAAGTTATTCTATTTGTATTATTTATGGATTACCCTCTAGTCTTATGGCTAGGGGGTTATTTTTGTTTATAGTCCATTTTAAGTGGAAAATTTTAAAAAAGTAGTTGTATTTTTACAACACTTATCATATAATAATATCAGAAAGGGCAAAAAGTCCTATATAAATGATATGGAGGGTTAATATGAATAATATAAGTATCTGTAGTGCCGACATAGGCAATATTACAAGTATTTTTATGGGAGATAAGACTAATGAAGTTATGATAATCGAAAGTAGAATAGAAAAATATTCTACCATTAAAGAACTTGGAGATAATGAAATATTTGAAATAGATGATAAATGGATAGTAAATCAAGGAGAATTTAAAAATGAACACTTAAAGTTTGAAAAAGATAATTTCTTTAATTTACTTTACTATGGAATTTCTAAAGTAAGTAAAAACAATAGGATTAAACTTGTATTAGGGATTCCCGCAGGGCAATATAATGAATACAGTCAAGAATTAAAATCATTGATAAAACAAAATAATATGAAGAAAATAACTCTTGGTTCAGGCAAAGATAAAATCACCAGAACTATTTATATTGAAGATGTTATAATTCGTCCTGAAAGTTACGGGATTAAAAATCTTAAATCTGTAAATAAGGCACAAGTAGAAGCAAAAACTCTTATCGTAGATATAGGCGGAGGAACAACAGATATAGCTATATTTAATGAGAAGAATAAATTTATAGATGGAGAATCTTTAGACATAGGGTTATTGGAGTTGTATCATAATGTAAAGAAATATATCTCTATGAAATATTGTAAGATTAGTCTTGAAGATGCCAAAAAAGTATTTGACGGAGAAATTAAAATGATTAATATACAAGATTATTCTTTTCTTAAAGAGTTTCAAGATGACTTTATGAATAAATTATTAAATGAATTTAAAGGGAGTTTTCCAAGTGCTATTTCATGTAATTTGATTCTTGCAGGAGGTGGGGGAGAAATAGGTATTGACTACTTTAAAAAAGAATATCCTCAAACTATCTTAGTAAATGATATTGGAGTAAATGCAAAAGCCTTTCGTTTAATGGGGTTAAAGAAATGGCAAAAATAAAAGAGATTAGAATTAGATTTTATGAAAATGAAATAGCACTATATAACTATGTAATCTCTAAAAGAAGTGCATCGGGATTTCTTAAAGATTTAGCAGAAATAGAAAGAAAACGAGAACAAAATTATGTAAACAACAATATAGATATAAATATATTGTTAGAAAAGATAGCAGGATTAAATACTTCTAATAGTATACAAAAATCCTCTCAAATAGAAAATGAAGTAGAAGATAATTTAGACGATTTTATAGATGATTTTGATGATGAGTTTGATGATTGACAAACTGTTTATAATATTGTATAATATAAATATAGTTCGATATTTTTATATATATGACCACCGTAACCCTAATTATAAGCTCAACTTAATAGTCTTATTACGGTGGTTATTTTATTAAAGGAGGAAATACAAATGGAGGAAAGAAATCCTTATGAACTCCCTATTGTTCCTCGACAACATCAGATTAAAGTAGAGGAAGCTAGAGAATTAAGACTTATTGATTTGTTTATTGACGAAGGGAATCATGAGAAACAACTAAGTAGAGCAGACCTTATACTTATTTATTCCCTATATGAAGATGGATTAAAGGAATTTTTAGATGATTATTTGGACTATGTAGAAAGAGAAGTAGATACAAAGGGGTATAAGGTTGTTAATAAACCTCACTTCTATCTCAAATCAACAGTAGGATAATCACTCTTAGCAGGGTGATTATTTTTTTTATTTTTTTTAATAAAAAGTGTAATATTTTCCATACTTTTTCATATAATGAAGTAAAAGGAGGGGAAAGTAATGAAAGGAAATAAAACAGTTATACCTGTAAGTTTTAAAAATAATATGGAGGATAAATTATTATTCTCTTGGCTAGAGGATAAATTTATAGAGTACGGAAACAAAAGCAATTACATTAAATATATATTAAGAAAAGAAATGTTATCTGAATCAGATAAGTCTACTCAAGTAATCAAATAACATAGCAAGTCCAAACCAAAATAAAGCTTCATTCATTTTTATCACCTCGGTTATTCATAAAGTATATTATTAGTGTTAACTAAAAGGGGGAATTTATACATGAAATCATATACTTTTAAGGAATACAAACAACTAACAGAAAACAAATATTCTACTATAGAAAAATGTTTAAATATTTTAAAGAAAGACAAAAAAGAATATAAGAAATTAGTTATATTAATAGCCATATTAATGCATAAAGGATTACTTTGTTATGCAGCAACAACAGAAGCAGAAGTATCTACTGTTGCAACACAAATATTAAGTTTATTAATGATTTTTGCAAAGTATGGATGTATGTGCATGGGTATAAAAAGCATAATAGAAAACGCACTTCAAGGAGCAAACTTTCGTCAAGCTACAAATTCAGGGATTCAATATTTTTTAATCTATATACTTCTAACATTTTATCCAAAATTATTTACAATGATTAAATTATAAAAAAGGGGGTTTTTATTATGGAAGAAAAAATAGATAAATTAATAAGTATCATGGATAAGTTTATGGAAATAGGAGATAATATTTTACATCCAATAGAGTTTCTACAAGAAGTTGGATATAATTTATTGGTGGCTATACAAGATTATTCATTTAACATATGTTTAGTAGCAGGATTTATAGCTCTTATATTATATGTATTCGGTTATGACAAAGGGAAACGTTGGGCATTTGTTATACCTTGTATATATTTGATATTAAATATTATTATAGGAGTTATTACAAATGCTTAAAAGTATACCTATTTCAAAATATTTTGAGATTAAAAATCAAGAATATATATTTTTAAAATTAATCCCAACGAAATCTATTAGAAACAATAGAACATTTTCAATCCTATATCTCGTAAATAAAATGTTTGTAAACATAAATAAACTTATACAAATAGAAAATAAGAAGGTTATTTTGAAAACACAATTCAAAGCAAGTTATTATATACACATCACAAATGATAAAATCAATTTTTATTTTATCGTACCTAAATTATTTTATTCTAAATTTAAAGTTAAATTCAAAGAAATATGGAAGTCTGTGGAGATAAAAGAGGTCGATAGCATACCTTTAATAAAAGGCGGTTCTAAATATCAACTTATATATAAAAATAGAGATTTCTTGTCTAGTGATACAGACATGAGAAACAACGATTTATTAAATGCAAATATGAATATAGTTGAATTGCTTCAAGATGAAGAAGAGGCAGGAATATTCTATAATTTTATACCCGTATCAGAAAAACAATCAAATTACTTTAAAGCGTCTTGTCAAAAGTTCATAAAAGAGTATAAAAACACATCTGTGAAATACACTTCAAGCAAAATAGTCAATATAATAATTAAGATATTAGATTTTACTATGGAATTTTTTAATTCAACTTTAGATTTAATGTTCGGAGTAAAACAAAATAAATCTGAAAAGATTATTAATTTTGACTCTTTAAGTAACAATACCTTAAAGAAAGGCATGAGTGATTTGTGTAAAACTCAAATATTAATTTCTACAAGAGGTGAAAATAAAAGAAGAGATAAAATTATAGCAGACGCTATTGCAGATTCATATGGAGAGATAAAAGATGATAATGAGTTTATATGTAGAAGAGTAAAGAAAGATATGGATATTTTAAAACCTGTGTTAAATAATGTTAGTCAATTAAATACATCTGTATATGAATGTAGTAATTTTATTGCACTTCCGGGAGAAGACCTAATTCAACAATTCCCTAATATAGAACATAATAGTGTATATAATAAAAGTTTCCCTAGATGTTTATCTAATGGAGATATTCTTATAGGAACATCTTTAAAAAATGAGCCTGTTTATTATTCTACAGATAAAGAGATAAGTAGATTAGGAAGGGTTTTAATGGGAGGTATGGGTTGCGGCAAAACTTATTACATGATGAATTTAGCAAAATCTATAATAGCTAAAGGAGACGGATTAGTTGTTTTAGATATTATTAGAGATTGTAATTTAGCAGAAACTATAAAAAAAGTAGTTCCTAAAAATAGGCTTATAGAAATTGACTGTAGTGACCATAACCAATTACAAGGGTTTTGTTTCAATGAATTAATTTGCGATGATACTGATGAATATAAAAAATTAGCTAAATGTATGGAAAAGGCTTCACAATTACACATTTTATTAAATACCATTAACGCAGACACTAAATTAACTCCTAGGATGCTAAGATATTTTTATTCTGCTTGTACAGTGACTTTTTATAATAATTTCAATGCTAGTTTTAAAGATGTAATAGGGGTACTTATGTATCCTGATGTAAGAAGAAACGTCTTAGAATGGCTTACAGAAGGTCAAAAAAAATTACTTGAAGATGAAATAAATGATTTAAATGAATTAGACAAAGAAAATAAAAATGGAGATATAGAAAATTATGATTCTAAGATAGATGGGATAATTGATAGAGTAAGTTTATTAAAAACTAATTTATATACTAAGTTAGCATTTAATAGGTCAGCAAAAGAGAACATAAATTTTGTAGAAGCTTTAAGTAAAAATAAGGTCATATTAATAAAGGCTAGAGAAGAGGACTTTACTAATAGGAATATTAGAGATTTAATTGCAACATTTTATTTAAGCAAGGTGTGGTTGGCGAAACAAATTAGTTCAAACACTAGGACAGAAATATTCTTTGATGAAATTAATTTATTTCCAACAGCACAGACAATTCTTGAAAATATATTAACCGAATGTAGAAAATATTCATTTATACCTACAATTAGTCTTCATTTCCTTAATCAATGTAACAGAAAGTGTAAAGAAGCGATTTTATCTAGTGGGTGCAGTTTTATTCTTCTCGCAGGAGCAGATGTAAAATGTTTTGAAGAATTAAGAGGATTATTTTATAAAGAAGGGTATACAGAGACGGATATGCTCAATTTGAAGCGATTTAATGCATTGTGCTTAATTAGGAATGAAGAAAAAGTTTATTCAGCTTTTATTGTAAAATTACCAAAATAACTGTTGACAAAATATGTAATTTAGTGTATTATATAATTGTATTTGATATATAATATCTTACGATTTATATAGAGTTTGATTTGCCATCAGACCATTTTTTCAAAATGTTTCCAACTATATAAATCGTAAGACCCCATAAATATAAATAAGAGTTAGATTAACTTTCAACTCTTATTTTTTTATGTATATTCATTTACTTTTCCATACTTTTCTATACTTATGAGAGATGCATATACTCTACCTAAATTGCTATAACCGATATAAACATTCCGCATATATTCCAGTTAGCTATAAATAGCTATTACATATATGCTACATATATCATAGCATATGCAAAACGATATTGAAAATATTCCTATTTAACAATATTTTAATATTTAAATAAAAAAAAGAACGACAAAATGCCGTTCTATTCTTATTGCGAAAGGATATTAAATGCCAATAAAAATATCCTTTATCAAAAATAATTTCACTAAATATAGTATTACATAATTATATTAATATGTCAACTATTTTTATTTTCATATTCTAATATTTTATTAAGTACATCTATTTGTATGTCTTGAGTAATATCTAATCTAATTTTTAACTTCTCTATTTCTTTATTTAAACATTCTCTTAATTCACTCGATATACTATAACCTAAAAGATTTTCCATAGCTTTTATTTTGTTTTCTATTGGACTATGTTTTCTCTCAAATAAACTATCTATTTCATTATATAAACTCATATTATCTCCTTTCTAAATTTATCAATCATTATCGGAAACATCATTTCTTATCATTTCAATTATATATTTTTCAGGAACGGTATTAACTTCTATAAGATTTTGACAAGCATCCATGCCAGTAAGAAAGAAGACTATAATTATAATACTTCCAATTAAAGAAGAAATTGCAATAATAAAATCCCAATCATACATACTTTCTCTTGCCACTTTTATTATTTTAACCAAAGCAAATACAGTTGCACTAATAATTAAAATAGACATAACCAACCATAAAATATTTGTATATATTGCATATTTTGTTATTCTAACCATTAAATCTTGTAAGTAAGGCATCACATTGTTTGATGACCAGTCTATCGCTATACCAAATTTATCACATAAGTGGTCTAACACTTTAATTATTTCATTACTCATATTATTCTCCTATTCATTATACTGTTGTTCCAGTACTTCTTTTATTTTTAATAACTTATTATATAAATTTTAATTTAACTCCATTCTAAACTTCTCTGCATCAGATACAAAAGAGCCAGTAGAGGTAATCAAATATTCTTCTGCTTTAATTGAGTGTAACTCACTAACTACTAGCTCAATCAATATAAGAAGTTGCTCTTTATTCATATTATTCTCCTATCTAGTACCGCTACTCCCAAAGCCACCTCTATCTTCATTTTCTAAAGAATCTACTTCTATAAAAGTTGGTTTTTCCATAACGTCTACAATTTCAAATTGGGCTATTTTATCACCCTTTCTTATCCAACTACCTTCTATAATACAAAAATCGTCTTTACAAGTAAAATTTGGAACTTCTAAAGTTTTTGGAAATAAGCAATATAACGGTATTTTCCATTCATCCCCATTCCCACAATAAGTATTATCAATTATCCCAACGGAATTTGTCTGTATGCATCCCCAAGTTTTAAAAGTAGAACTCCTTGGATAAAGTTTAGCCATTTTACCTTTTGGTAATTGCATAGCGAATCCTAAAGGTATCATTCTCATTTCATCTTTGGGTATGAAAACATCTTCTCTTGAATAAACATCTATTAAATCACCTTTTGGGTTTATTTTTAATTTAGTTGCTCCTTCAAAGTATTTAATTTTTATATCCATACTACCACTCCATTCTGTTTTATTCATATATTTTAAAAATTTATTTTTATATTTTGTTATATAATCATAATCTTCAAATTCAAATTTACTCATATTTATTCACTCCAACTACTGCATCTGCATACCAATAATATCTACCCATATCTAAATCTATTTTAAACTTTACTATAGGATTAGAACTACACATTTTTGTTATAGTAGCAGTTTTACCTGCATACTGAAACATACCTTCTGTTAAATCAGTATATCTACCATAATCTAAATCACAGGCTATTCTAATCTTGTCTCCTACTTTAAGTCTTCTTATTTTCATATTTATCACCCTTTCCTTTCAATATTATCAAACCCTTCAATTATACAAGGTGGTTCAATATTTTCAGATTCATTTAGTAACCAATGTGAAGATACAAATTTCTTCTTAAAATAAACACAATCAATTTCTACATCTTTTACATCTTCCTTAACATAAGAAATTATATTTTTCCTTCCTTCTCTAGTAAGATTACGCCCATCATATATAACAGAGCAACCTTTCTTTAAGTTATCAACTATTTCTTGTTTTGCTTTATCTATTATAACACTAGATTTGCCATCAGTAAGTCTTTTTAAATAACCAAATTCTTTTACTTCTAAAACATCATAAGAAACAATTACCGTATCTTTATTTCCAAATACATATTGTTTAGCATAAGTAGTTTTACCAGTGTTCGGTAATCCTACTAACATTATAAATTTATTCAAATTATCCCCTCCTATAGAAATTGCAAGAGACTGAATGAAAACTTCTATTTTTACCTTTAGTGCATATCTGCCCTGAAGGCTTAGAGAAATCATAATATTCACAAAATCCACAACATTTAGTATTTATATTCCATTCTTTAGCCTTCAAGCAGATACCTAAAGCATCTATTATTTCGCAATCATTACACTTTCTTCTCTCACAATATTCTTTAATTTCTGAAAGTGATTGATAAATGCTCATATTTTAATCCATATCCTCACAATGTTCACAATCATTACAGTTTAAATATCTCCCATGAGTATCAACAAATATATTTTCGTCACATTTATGGAATATGGTTTCTTCATCGTAAATATCAAATAGGTCGTCAATCCAACAGTCAAAGTAGTTACACCATTTCATATTCATCACCCTTTCCTTATTATATTTATATTATATCATATTTTAATATTGTTGTCAAGTAATTTTATAAACTTTTTATCTCCTTCTTTCATACTTACGCTGAACATTAACTCCATCTATGAGTGCCCATTGATATATTCTTGCTAAATATATTTCTTTATATTCATTTAGGTCAATATTATTTTTTTCTATATATTTATCTATTACTTCTTTTTGCTCTGAAATTTTCTTTTCATTTTCTTTCATCTTTTTCTTCCTGCCTTGAATACAAAACATCAAACCGTCAGATAATAATTGACATAAATCATCAAGCATAGATGTTATTTCTCCGTAATGTTCCGTTTTCATATTATTACTCCTTTCTATATTTATATTATATCATATTTTATTAATGTTGTCAACCTTACTACTTAAAAATTTTAAGTAGGCTTATTAAAAGTTTTAAGTAACTCACTTAATTTTTTTAAAACTATAAATACTTATATAAATACTTATATATAAATACTTATATACTCACACAAGAAAACTTGTATGAAACTAAATTTCATTTTATTCTTCTTTATTAAAAGTAAACGTATAAATTTTCCCTTCTGTTTCTTTAACTATAGAATCCAAAACTTCTCTTATTTCTTTTTCTTCTTGGTCTTCCATTTCATCTTGAACTATTATAGGAATAAAAATTTTATAAATATTATTTGTATATTTACTAAGTTTACATTCAAATTTGCTTATTTTTATTAATCCCAATTCTTCTAAATTTTTAATACATTTTGTAACTGTAGGGATGCTCATATTAATATTTTTAGAAATAGTATTAAGACTAGGAAAGGCATATCCCAGTTCTCTGTTGTAATTACTACATAGATAACAGTAAACCTTAAATTCGTTTCCGTTGGTTAATTTAAAAATATCATTACTTATTTGTGTAAAATTTCCATCTAACCTATCGTACCTTCTTAAAGAATATTTAATGCAACCTGCCCTTTTCATATCTATCACTCCTTTCTATACACTTATTATATCATATTTTACTAATGTTGTCAAGTATTTTTATAAAATTTCTTCAAATTCAAATTTATTAAGTGTATTGCTTATAACAGTAAAATATTTATAATCTTCTTCTCCAGTAGCAAGATTTTTTACCTTTAGCATCTTTTGATAACCTGCATAGTTATCAAGGGTAGAAGATAAAAGAATTTCATCTCCTACTTTTAAGTCTTTAAAAACTTTTGCTTGTGTTCTTTTCTTAATTTTTGTAACTCTTAATTTTAATTTTAATTCAAGCATACCTTACTCCTTTATATATTTTAAAATATCCAAGTCATTAACCTTAATACAGTTATCTTGTAACCATTTTAAAGGAATACTCTTTCTGTTATAGACTTCTTCAAAATTTAAAAGCAATTTAGCATTAAATAAAAAGATTTCGTTCGTTTGTCTCATTTCTACAATCATATAAACTCTATCTGTATAGTTTAGATATTCCTCTATTAATTCAAATTGATAAGGTTTTATATTGGATAGAGGGAAAGAGGTGCTATTATTACAACTTTTAGCTTCAATAAATACTACTTCTCCATTCTTTAAGCAACCACAATAATCAAGGAACTCCGACTTACCTCTAGGGTAAGCCGTAACTATCTTTCCTTTTGTTCCTCTGATTACTACCCAATCAGTAGGTACTTTAGATATAAAAGCTAATTTATTTTTTCTATATTCATTAAACTTATCTGATAATCTTATTTCAAAATTTTTACCTATTTTATTACTATTTTTTGCCATTAAAATTCTCCGTTTCCTTTAATTCTTTTGATATTTCTTTTATCACTTCAGGGTTTTTCTTTTCATATATAATACAAAGAATCATCATTACTGTTAAATAACAATGATATATAGGTATAAAGCATTTTAGAATTTCTTTTAAACATGGATTTGCCATCTCTTTTACGGCTTCCTTTGCTAATTCTTCTGTCATATAAAGTGAAAAAATATCTTTAGAATAAATATTTTTAGATAGCTTTACAGTGAATATTTTCAACAAAACTAAAGCTATTAACGATACTAAAAGATAAATTAAAAATATTGTTCTTATCATATTACTCTGCCACTCAAAATATGGACAAATATACCCATATCGAGATATTGAAAGTTTTCACAAACTTTTCTTACTGTTTCATCCTGTATGCTTTTGTGATTACAAAGTAATACACTACTCACAAGTTCTTGTACAGTCCACAGTCGTAAATTCCCGACTAAAGCCATCGGTACATACCTACAAATGCTTGTTCATGCTATTTTGTAGGATATTGCATCTCTCAAATTAAGACTTGCATTATAATCTCTATTAGCATGGTATCCACATTTACAAATATATTCTCTGTCAGAAAGTTTTAAATCTTTATTGATGCAACCGCATTCATGACACAATTTACTCGATGGATACCACCTATTTACAATTCTTAATTCAATTCCTAATTCTTTGCATTTTGTCTCAAGTTTAGTTCTAAATTCATAGAATTTCTGTGAGGCAACTGCCTTAGAGAGATGTTTATTCTTCATCATTCCTTTTACATCCAAATCTTCAATGGTAATATAAGATGGCTTGGTTTTTACTATCTCGTTCACACATTTGTTGATATAATCAGTACGAATATTATCTATTCTATGATGAAGTTTCTGTACCTTTAAGACTTGTTTTTTAATATTTTGCCTAGTGGCTTCTCCTTTTATTTTATTGTTGCGTTTCTTTAACCCTTCGTATTTCCTCGATAGGCAACGCTGTTCTCTTTTTAATTGTTTTTCTATTTTTTTTAATTTAGCAGTTTTATTTATATTTTTCTTTACAATTCCATTACTAATTACTACAAATTCTTTAACACCTAAATCAATTCCTAATCCAAAATCATTTAATTGTGGTCTTTCTGTGTCAGAAATATCAATTAAAACTGATATATAATATCTTCCAGCTTTGTAAGAAATCGTACCACTTTTAATTACATATCCATCTTTAGTAGTAGGAATATATCCCTTTTCTTTTAATTTAATCCATCCAAGAGTAGGAATCTTAATTCTATGTCTTTCACATAAACAATCTTTTGGATTATTTTTTACAAAGTACATTTTTACATCAGATTTATTCTTTTTCTTAAATCTAGGAAATTTACTTTGTTTTTTAAAAAACCTATCAAAAGCAGCATAAGCATTTTCCATAGACTTTTTAACTGATTTAGAACTTACTTCTTTTATTCATGAATAATTCGGGTTATTTGGTAGAAATTCATTATTTAACCAAACACTGAATGATTTTGCCGTCATAAATTTTTCGCCCTTGTTATAGAGTTCTTTATTATGAGCGATGTAAAAATTATAAATAAATCTACAGGTTCCAATTGTTTTATTTATCTTTTGTATTTGTTCCTGTGTTGGATTTATTTCCGTTTTGTAGCTCTTTAGCAATTTCTTTATCCTCCTTTCTTTATAGACACATTTGTCTATATTTTTAATTACTTAAGGTCTCTCCTTTCGCAGCACCTAAAATACAAGTTTTATAATAATCATAATCTTTTTTCATCATTATGAATCCCCATATAAACCCAACTAAAGGAACAAAATGAACAAGAGGTATCATACAGGTAAGGGCTATACTAAAAGTATTTCCAAAAGATAAGATTAAATTTTTGCCATTTTCTGTTTTTATTAATTCTTCTATAAGGTCTCTGTCACTAGCAGTTTTCTTTATAACATATTCTCCTATAAAGAAACTAACAATACTTATTATTATCCATACAACTACAAGGGCTTTAATTATCACCATTTTATCGCTCTCCTTTTAAAATATTTTCTATTACTTTATCTATATTATTAAAATCATAATACCAAATTTCCAACAATCTGATATTATTATCTTTTGCATATTTTTTCTTTCTTCTATCGTGTTCCTTTTGTTTTAAAAATCCCTCTTCTGATTTATGAAATCCTTCTACAAATTTTTCATGTTGCTCTCCTTGATATTCAATTAATAAATTATATTGAGGTAAATAAAAATCATAAGATAATAAACCGTTGCCTACTCCTATTAAATATTTAAATGTTTTTTGAGGTATAAATTCTATATTATTATTTATTAAATATTCTTTTATTTTTAATTCTCCTAAAGGAGAAGTGCATTTTTCACATTTAAGGCTTCTATTTTGTTCAATGATTTTATTAGGACTTGTTTTAAATTCTTTTCCACATTTTTCACAATAAAATTTATATTTTGTACTGGTTTTAGGAGCGACTTCAAAAGGAGATTTTTTATTATTTTTACTCCAATATTTAATCTTTTGTGGGTATAAATATCCAAATGAATCTTTTGGGTGAACTTTTGCTTTATGACAATATGGACACCTGTCGCCTCTATAAAAATGGTCGCAATTAGTTAAATAACTGCTATGATAATCTTTTTTGTCACATTTTATCCATATTTTATTTCCACTACCTTTATATATTAAATAAGGATTTAATTCATTTTTTTTCCAATCCCAATACTTATTTAAAGGTTCTTTTAGTTCTTGTTGAATATGATAAGCAAAAGAATTTTCATAAGAATTACAACAATTAGTACACTTTCTCCCCTCTTTAAAAGAAGGGAGTCTAATATCATATTCTTTTCCACAATAAAGACATTTAACTCTAATATAATAATTGTTTTTAGTTTTATTTTTATTATCAATAGTTATTTCCTTTTTGTCATAACTTCCAATATAAGCATATTCTTTAAGCCTTTTGTTTATTTCCATTTTATGTTTTTTATTATAATACATATTTTAATCTTCTTTCTCTTTATTTAAACTTCTACTAGCCATCCATAAAAAAGCATAATTACCTAAATCTTTTATTGTATCATCTATAGACTCATCTACGGCTTGTTCTTTGTTTGTAATCAAAGTGCATAAACGGTTAAATTTATCGGCTATTCTAGTAAGATAGCTTAAATCTCCAAATTTTTCATAAGTATCTTGTACACTACATCCATAATCTTGATTTTTTCTTTTACACAATTCCATAGTTTCCTTAACTATTTTTTCATATTCATTCATAAAATTATTCTCTTTCATATCATCACCCTTTCTTAATCATCAACGGTTAATGTATATAATATAAAAGCCAACATTGTGCAAGTTATTGAAACTATTAGTATATTATCGGAATAAGGAAGTATAGTTGGGAAAAAGATTAATCCCAACGTATAGATTCCTAATAAAATTGCAATTATTAAATATATACTTGATAATTTTATTTTCTTCATATCTTTATCCTTTCTTAACAAATTCATACAACATACATATTAATTCTTCTCCAAGTTCCCAAGAAACATTTATTGCAATATAATTTTCTACCTCTTTATTGATTCTACAATTTATACCATCATTTGCTAATAATCTTCTTGCGACTCTACCTAACTCGCCACATATTGCAGTCTTACTCTCTGTTGTAAAAGGGTGTGACCACAAGCTCATTTCTGTTATAGAAAATGGCAAAGAGGTATGAGTACTTTTAACTTTTCTAACTTCAATTTTCGTGACTAAAGTCCACTCATTTAAATCTATTCCTACGGCTTCATTAAATACATTTCTTATGCCATAAAACATATTTACTCTCCTTCTAAATTATTGTTATTCATATCTTTGAGAATAAATATACTATCTTCGTCTCTTAAAACTGCATATTCTCCTGTATACACTAAGTCTCCACTCTTTTTTAATTTGATATATTTTTCACTTCTAAAGAAATGTAGTAATATTCTCCCGTCTTTATCAAAATTAAAGAAACAGCGTTCTCCTATTAATTCTTTAAAGTATTCATGTTTGCTATCTACAAATAATAAAACCATAAAACCACTCCTTTTAAATTTCAATCTATATATTCAAAATAATAATCATAGTTATTATTTTTATTCTTCTTTAATATTTCAGATATATATTCTCTACTTAACCTTAATTCTTTAGCACAAGTACGAATTGACTTAAAAATAAATTTTTCTCCTGTTATTTTATGGGTTACTTTTATTTTTCTTTTAGGCTTACACAAAATATCGCTTTTTATTATGCCATTTTCTATAAACGCCCATCTATACCCTTTTGCAGTTTGACTATGACCATTACATACTTTCCCTATTGCTTGTCGAGATATATTATATTTTTTACTTGCTTCGCTTAATGTTCCAAATACTTCACCTGTATCTAAATTAATAACTTGTTTTGCCGAAGGATTATTACTGCCTATGACATGAGGTCGATATGACCCTTTTAAAGCATTTGAAATTTTTCTTCTATGTTCTTTTGTAAAAGTTTTTCCTTTCATTGGACTCTCAACTCCATACATAGGATTATTTTTGCCCTTTACTCTTTTACTACGTTTTTGTTTTTCTTCTTCCGTTATTTCATATAAAGAATATCCTCCGCTTGTTGTGTTATAACCCTTCTCTTTATTATCAAAACTATCATATAATTTTATATAATACTTTTCTAATTCTTCTAATTCTTCTTTTGTTTCTGCTGTGTCAATAATCTCTCATTCAAAATTATCTTCACCATATTTTCTTAAAGCTCTATAAAAGTAGGTATCTTTAGTTTTGCTATCCCTTATATGAATTCTTTTTCTATGTTCCAATGTTTTAGTTGTTATTCCTATATAAATCTTCCCATTAATTTTATTTGTAACTTTATATACTATCATAAGCAATTCCTTTCTCTAATCTAATTATTCTTTGATTACTACTGCCTCTAAAAGCTAAAGTGATATCTCTAAATTCTTTTATATATTCTCCATCAACTAAAACATCAATTAATTTTAAAATTTCATTGTCTTTTATATCTTCATATTTAAATCCAGTATATAACCAAATGGTATGGGTTGGATTTTCCTTTTTATATTCTTTTAAGAAGGGAATTAACTCTTTTGAACTATAAATAGGGTCTCCCCCACTAATAGTTATCCCATCTAATAAAGGATTATCTTTACATTTTTTTATAAACTCTTTTTGTTTTTCTTTTGTAAACTTATAACCATAATCAAAATCCCATGTTTGAGGATTATGACAACCATGACAATGATGTAAGCAACCACTTATGAAGAGGGTGTTTCTAATACCCTCTCCATCCACAACAGAATCATAAATTATTCCACTTATATTCATTACATTCCTCCTAAAGAATGTTTAACTCTATCATGTACTTCTTCTATTTTTCCATCATTAAATTTTCTATAGTCTGTAGTTAAGTATCCGGTCACTCTTCTAAGTCTTTCTATTTCGCCACTGCCACATTGAGGACATTTATCATTTATTTCAGAGGAATAACCACATTTTATACAAGTATCTATTGGAAAGTTTAATGCGAAATATGACACATTCTTATCCATAGCATAATCAATTATTTTTTCAATAGCTTTAAGATTATTCATCATACTAGATTCTAATTCGACATACATTATATTTCCACCAGTAGCTAATTCGCTAAAAGGTGCTTCTTTATTAATCTTATCTACGATAGATATTTCATCATAAACTGGAATATGGTGAGAATTAGTTATGTATTGTCTATCTGTTACACCTTTTATTATTCCATATCTTTCTACCAAGTTATTTCTTAATGTTTTACAACAATTTTCGGCAGGAGTGGCATAGCAACTAAAGTTTAATGAATTCCTTTTAGAACATTCTTTTGTAAAATCGTATATTCTTTTAACAACATCATATGCGAATTTATATACTTCATCATTATTAGTTTGTGTTTCTCCAAACATAGCTACCATTGTTTCTGCGATACCTATATAGCCTACTGCCAAAGTTCCATGTTTCATGGACTCTTTAACATTTTCTTCTAATTCTAATTTTCTTCCTATATTATTTTTCATCAATCCATTTTGGTGTAAGAAAAATCCACTTTTAGCTTTTTGAGAACATATCCATTCATATCTATCTAATAGAGCTTTTTCAGATAATTTAAGCACATTGTCTAAATCCTTCCAAAATCCTTCTATATTAGCCTCTTCCCTTTCGTTTAAGCATATTCCATTTTTTATACCAATATCAACTAGGTTTATTGTAACAGGAGATATATTTCCTCTGCCACCTTTACTCCAACCTAGACCGTTTATATCGTATCCTACGGTCGTCCTACAGCCCATAGTAGAGAATTCCTCATCGGGACACCCTATTGTATCTTGATAAGATATATCTACATTACAGAAGTTAGGATATATTCTTTTACTTAAACTTTTTATAGCCAATAATTTCAAGTCATAATTAGGAGTCCCTTCTTTATCGTTAACTCCCTTTTTATACTTAAATATTGAGATTGGGAATATAGATGTTCTATGGAACTTTCCTATACCGTTTATACTTGCTTGAAGTAAAGATTTGGAAACTAATCGTCCTTCAGGAGAAGTATCTGTACCAAAATTTATAGATGTAAATGGCACTTGGCTTCCTGCTCTTGACTCAAGGGTATTTAAGTTATGATAAAGACTTTCTGCTCCTTGCATAGTCTTTTTAATTGTATGTCTCTCTGCAACTTTATACTCTTTTGGATAATATTCTTTTAGATAAGAACTTTCTAATTTAACTTTATCTTTAATTTCCTCAACTATCTCTTTAGCCTTTGGTTCAGTTATATCTCTTAAATCAACTAGAGCATCAATAAAAGCCTTTCTAAAAGTTATTGCCACATATGGTGCCGCATCATAATCTATTTTATTTGCTCCTACTCCGCCATATTGGACTTGACTTTCACATTGAAATACAACTGCAACAAGTTGGAAAAATGTCATAATATCGTTCGGTTTTCTTACATCACCATTTCTAGTTTCAAATCCTTTATTGTTATCAAATAAATCTTGAAAATCTATAAAAAGACAATTATGTTGCCCACAACAATAACTATCTAAATCATGTGTGTATAGTCTGCCTTCTCTGTGTGCTTTAGCAACTTCTTTATCCATTAAATTATTTAAGGCATATTCCTTTAAGAAATAAGAAGTAATTTTGGCATTTTTACCACTAAAAGAACCTTCATCTACATTCGCATTAGCATTTTCAATATTTTTCATTTCCATGATATTTTTAATCTGTTTTTGAGATTCATTATATAATCTTGATTGTTCTTCTCTTATTCTTCTTTTATCATCTCTATAAAGTATATAGGCTTTTGCAGTATTCTTTAATCCTCTTTCCATAAGTTTAAATTCAACTAAATCTTGTATATCTTCTATTCCTATATATTCATCATCAATCTCTTCACAAACGTCATCTGCTACTAATCTTGATAAAGCTACTATTTGTGAGTTTTTACATTCTTTTGTTTCAACTAATGCTTTTCTTATAGCTACCCTAATCTTTTCTTTATCAAATTCTTCAATAGAACCATTTCTTTTAATTACAAACATTAATAACTTCATTTCCTTTCTATTTATTTTACTTATTTTAGCCTTCATATTTCTCTGCCAATTCATCAAAATCTCTCTCTAAAATGTCATAATTTCCTTTTAACTCGTCATAATTTTCTTTCAGTCTATCATAATCCCATTTTAAGTCATCATACCTTTCCTCCAATTCGCCATGTACTTCTTCTAAAGATTGCATTTCATAACTTAAATCTATATAGTCTTTCTCCATCTCTTTGTATTCGTCTAATTCAATATATAGCTCATTAAGTTTTTCTAATAGCTGCTCTCTTGATAATCCGTTCATATCATCACCCTTTCTATATTTATATTATACCATATTTTAATAATGTTGTCAACTATTTTTTATATTTGTTATTAATACTTCTTTGATACTTTTAACTCCTTTTCTATTTTGACCTGTCCCTGTTATGTTGGATAATTCTATTACTTGATAATCATTCTTATTGATTATATCATTTAACTCTTTATACATAACACCGTCTCTTTCAAGATAATTAAAATATATAAAATCACATTTATTTCTATCTAATAGAGCTAGTAAATAATCATTATGTTTTTTGCTAAAGTCTACATTATACATTTCATCCATTAAAATATATGGCGGATCTAATATAAATAAATCTTTCTCATTAGGAGAAATATTTAATATGTCTTCTGTAAAAAATTCATAATTATTTTTATTTAATTCTATATTCAAATCATTTAATCCATTTACTATTATTTTCTTCATAGTATCTGTAAAAAATTCAGTCTTCTTGCCCAACCCTCTAAATCCTTGGTTAAATTCTCCTTTAGAATTAAATCTAACCATAGAATTACTACACATTTTTAATAATAAGGCTGTTTCATATATAAAAGCATCATCAAACCTGTTATTTTTATATTTTTTATTCCAGTACTCTCTAAAGTTATAATAATCCTCTTTGCTACTAAATCTATTCCATTGATTCAATGTAATTTCAATTTGATGTATATTAAAACTATCTATAACTCTAATACGCTCATATATATATGGCAATAACCTATTTTTATCATTTCCAATAAATCTATTAGCAGTACATTCTAAATTTAAAAGTATATTCCCTGACCCCATAAAACAATCTACAACATCATTATACTTTTTATCTCTTACTAAATCATTTATTGTCCCTATATATTTATATTTATTCCCTACCCAATTAAACGGTGATTTCATAGTAAGTCCTCCTATTAACATTATATTTATTTTTTTTTATAATATAATTTATCACCTCCTTTCTTATTTATATTATATCATAAATTAATACTATTGTCAACCCTAAATAACAAAACAATTATTTTTTTTATTTATAATTCCTATTTTTTTACTTATCCCACTAAATAAGAAATCCTCTTCTGCCGTAAATTTTAATTGAGCCTTTGCATCAGTACTGCCATGATGAACTAATATTCTGCTACAATTCATACCTTTCATATAAGAAATTAATTCTTTTCTTTGTATATGCCCTGTAAAGCTATTATATACATTAACTTCACATTTTATAGGAACGCTCTTACTTTCTATTGTTACAGATTTAGCACCTCTTTGAATTTTACCACCTAAAGTCCTTTCGGAACAATATCCTATAAAACATATGCAATCTTGCTTTCTAGGAAGAATATGTTTAGCATATGCAACAGAATGACCACCTGCCAACATACCTGAAGAAGATATTATAACACAAGGATTCTTCGTTTGTCTTGCCATCAATTCTGTTTTCTTATATTCATCAATAAATATGAAATTATCCCAAGACACTACTTCTTTCCAACGATTTAATAATTCTCCTTGTAGAGTCTTTTCGTATACTTTATTAATCTCATTTGTTAACCTTGAATCTACTATAACTTTAATATTTTTAAATTCTTCTTCGTCTTTAAAAGTATGATACAATAAATCCATTATAGACTGACTTCTGTCAAAACTAAAACAAGGTATAAGTATTCTATTTCCTTTATAAGTAACTTCTCTAATCTTATTAAGTAACTCTTCTACATCTTTTTCTACATCTTTTTTTGAAAACCCTCTGTCTCCATAAGTACTTTCAAAGATTGCGATATTTGCCTTAGAAACATTTCTTCTTTCATCACAATAAGGTTTATACTGTTGATTATAGCTAGAACCTAAATCAGATGAATAAAATATTTTTACTATTCGACCACTTGGCTTTTTAATAAATATCTCTAAGGAAGTGCTACCAAAACAATGGTTATTAGAAACAAACCTAAAAGATAAATTAGAATTAATTTTATGCATTACTTCCTTATCATATATTTTAATTTTATCTAAAATTCTAAATACATCAGATTCGTCATATAACATTTCGTATTTTTTACCTTTGTTATTCATACTTATTATGTTTCTTTTTTGTATAAAAGCCGAGTCAAGCAACATAGGACTTAATAGTTGAGCGGTTTCATAAGTAGTGACAACATTTCCATCAAACCCTCTTGTAATTCCACTAGGTATATTGGCAACATGATCAGCATGACAATGACATACAAATATATTACTTGCTAAATTAAAAGGTATGTTATCTACCATTTTTTTATTGGCATTAAAATCTTCTACCATTCTATTTGTTTGTATACTTCCACACTCTAACAGAATTAGGTCTCTTCCTCCGTTATCTAATGGATATTCTATGGCAAAACATGAACCTGTAACATCTTCTGTTGAGCCACCTAAAGAAGTAATAATTATTTTATTTTTATATTTTTTGTTATTAGCAAAATGATGCTTGAATTTTTTCTTTTCAACTATCATTAAATTTTCTTTTCTATTGTCCAATATATTTCCGTTTACATATTCAATTTTATTATTTGTATCCATTAAAAGGCTAGGCAAATCAAACGTATATCTATCTGTAGAGCCAACTATATGTTTGCCTACCTTTTTCCAAACCACATTCTTTACTATATCTATATCTTCAATATCTATTAAGATTTTTTCTTCTATCTCTTCTTGATAAATGTCGTATAGAACAATTTCTGCATAATCATTGTGGACTCTAATTTCATTGGGTTCATTTTCTGTTCTATCACTTGTTGTTATACAGAACCCAAATTCATTATATTCATTTAAATGTTTCTCGCATAACATCTTTTTATTTTTATGTTTTAACTCTCTTCCACAAACTTTACATACTAATTTGTTCATATAATTATCAACTCTTTCTTATTTATATTTATGCTACTTCAAAATCTGTAATATAATAATCGACAGTATTGTTTTTCTTTCTTTTCTTAGGGATAAACCCATATAAATATAACACCTCTCCCATTACAAACGGGCATTGATTATATAACTGCTTATCCATTTTAAATGTTTTTACATTTCCGCTATAGAAACAGAACAGTTCAATTTCAATATTATATTTAAAGATTTTTAAATCAGATATAAAACAAGCATTTTTATCCATTTGTTTATAAGCTACTTTGTTAAATCCACCTGTATATTCTATTTCGTTTTTTATTAATTCTATAACATCATCTTCTACATCTTCTAAAGATAATTCTACATCTCTTATGAATGAATGATAGTCCATATTTAAGACTTTAGCAGTCTCTTTAGTTGCATTTCTTTCTGCTAATTCCTTGTAAGTCATATATAATTCAATATCTTTAGTTTTAGACATCGTCTTTTTACTACCTTTATTTTTATATAATTTAAATACTTTGAAAAGTTTACTTATACAACCAAATTCAGAAAAATATCCTAATTTAATTAAAATTTCAAGACATCTATTGTCAATTTCTTTAGCATCAAATAATACATCTGTAAAGGTTTCGTATTTTTTACTTTGACTTAATTCATATAATATATTAGCTTTCTGTTCATTTAGATATTTAATAGAGCCGACACCTTTATATATTGTATTGGTTTCTTTATTGAAGAAATATTCTGCTTTAGAATACCCAAATTTAGGAGATTGTAATTTAATACCAAGTAACTTTGCTAATTTTTCTCCATTAACAAAGTCTTCATTATTGGCTGCATTATTTAAGTAGGCACAGGTAAATTCTAATGGATAATAATATCTTAAATAAGCACAATAATATCCTATCATAGAATATCCTGTCGCATGATTCTTACCAAACTGATAATTAGCTGAGTTTTCTATTATTTGTAAGAACTCTTGAGCTTCTTTTTCGGCTATATCTCTTGGTTTATTTGACTTAGAGCAATACCCCTCTAATATTTGTGGCATAGCCTTTTCTAACCTATCTTTTTGTTTTCTTCCTATCGCCCTTCTTATATTATCTGCATCTGACCCACTTAAACCACATATGTCTTGAAGAAACGCTATAGTATCTTCTTGAAAAACAAGATATCCATTATTTTGTTTTAATAAATTATCTATGATTTCAGATGGGTTTTTATTAGGGATTCTTGCAATTAAATTGTCTCTGTAACTTTCACCACTAGGACGAAGACTTGCATTAACTAGGTTCATGTCATTTATTCTATGAGGATTAAATTGTCTTAATAATTTATTAGCATAATCACTTTCAAATTGAAATATACCATAGGGATATTTAACCATGTCTTCCCATACATTATCATCATTAAAATCTATATTATATGACTTAGGATATGGAATATTTGCATATTCACAGCAATCTTTTATTATTCCAATATTTTTTAATCCTAAAATATCATATTTTACTAAAGATACTTCATGAACTTCTTCCATGTCAATTTGTAATATCTTCATTCCGTCCTTCCAAAACGTACCATAATTATCTGTCAAGGTTACTGGACTTGCTACAATACCCGCAGGATGAACTGATTGAGATACAACTGAATTTAAAATTCCATCAAAGTAATAAAATAACTCACTATATTTCAACCTTGTTTCTTCGGGATTTTCTTCATATTCTTCTTTTATTATCTTTACTTGGTCTAAAGAATATGGAGATTCTAAACCCTTGTCTTTATATTTTTTATCTAAGGCTCTGCCTATATCATCTATTGTCCCTTTATCTGATACAGTTCCTATAGATAATATATATGCCGTTTTTTCTTGTCCAAATCTGTTAATTATATAATTATAAACAAGCTCCCTTTGGTCAGGTGAGAAATCTACATCTATATCCCCAATTTCTAACCTATCTTCATTTGCAAATCTTGAGAATATAGTTCCCCATCTAATTGGGTCAACATCTGTAATACCTATTATATAAGCTAATGTACTTCCTCCGACCGACCCTCTGCAAGGGCAAGTCGGGATATTATTTTTTTCACACCACTCCATCATTTCGCTCATAAACAACATAAATGATATCATATTAAGTTTTTTAAATACTCTTAATTCTTCTTTTAAATTTTCCTTATACTTTTCATTGTTTCCATCAATTATTCCTCTATCTACTTTATCTTTATACATTTTTTCAATTCTATCTATTAAAGTTTTTTCATCATCTTTACTAAGTATAGGATATTTAAAAGACGTATCTAATTTAATTTCTTCACACATATCTGCTATTTTATTAGTATTTTCTATCGCTTCTAATATTACATCCATAGGTAAACAGTTTTGTTCTTTAAACATTTTTACTAATTCTTCATAGCTTTTAAATGTTAAATCAAAAGTGTCTTCATTAGAAAATGTTATATTTTTAGATAATTGTCTAATATATCTGCATTCAGCTTTATATTCATTTATACTATGTGTATCTGTTCCTACTATAAGAGGTTTGTTGTATTTTTTTGATAATTTATATAGTTTTCTGTTAAATTCTTTTTGTTCTTCACAATTATGATATTGTATTTCAAAGAAGTCATAATGTTTTGCTAATTTATCATAATATGGGTTGCCTTCGTCAAGTTTCTGTAAAGGACTCGCCAAACAGGCTGATGTTTTTATTATATTATCAGATATATTTAAAAATTCATCAAATGAGATTCTATTTTTATAATATACATGAGAAGGATGAGTTGATAAGTCTAATAAAGTATGCAATTCTTTTAATCCTTCTTGATTTTTTGCTAATAATACAGTGTGGTAATTATCTCTTATTTTTTCATCTAGCGTTTCAGTTAAATATACCTCGCACCCATGAATATATTTAATTCCTTTTTCTTTACAATATAAAAGCCTTTCTATCCATTTATAAACATTTCCGTGATTAGTACAAGCAATAGCCTTCATATTATATTCAACTGCCTTATCAACATATTCTTTAAAGTCTGTTACGCTATCTAATAAAGATAATTGGTCGTGTATATGATATGGAACATAATTATTCATGTAACCACTCCTATCTTATTTTTCTAATGCTTTTATCCCTGCTCTTACAGACATTAAAAATTGTATAGTCTTTATATAATCATCTGCTTCTTTAAAACTATTAATTCTTCTTTCGTCTTGAATTTGCTTATTGTGTTGAGCCGTCATTAATAAATCATGTCCATACGGGTTATTTAAACTCCATTTATTGAGATTATCTAAATTATCATCAATCAATATATCTCCTTGTATAACATATTTTTCTTTGCAAGGTATGAAATGAGATAAATCAAATTTTGGAATATAAGTTTTTAACCATTTAAGCTTATCTCTGTAGGACTGATAACGATTACAACAATCTGATACTATAAATACATCATATCCCTCATCAATCCATTTATTAATATATTCTATACTATCTAATTTAGGAGTAATCATAGTTAAAATATTTGTTAATTCAAGTACTGAAAATAATCCATGTTCAAAACTACTAGGTATAACCCATTCAGTAACTTCATCTATTGAATGACTTGTTCCGTATGTTTTATTATATTCATTAATGACCTCTTCTAAGAAATTAGTTATTGTATCATCCATATCAATTAAAATTCTAAAATTTTTATTTTCCATATATTTTTCTCCTCTCTTGCTTCTATACTTATATTATACCACATTATAACAATGTTGTCAAGTGGTTTATTTAATTTTTTCCCAATCTTTAATAATAATTTTTCTTCCAAATTTATATCTAAATTCTACTAAGGCATCTAAAGTAACATAATCATTATCTTGTTTTTCTTCTACCAATTCCTCAAATGCTTTTTTGCTACAGAAATATTTAGTTATTTTTATATCTTTATTTTCAAACTCATAAGTACTATTACCTATCTTTTTAATATCTCCTACTTTAAACATAGCATTTTTAATTAGGTATAGAGGTGGCTTAATATCATGACTCCATAAGTTTTCATAACTAACTATCTTTTTAACATCATCTTTAGGAACAAATTCATCATAAATTTTTTCCACATTGATACTTTTTTCTTTTATGGTAATATTGTCATTAACATATTTTAAAAATTCTTCTATTTTGCCTTCCTTAATACTAAAACCAAAACTATTGTCATGACCTTTTGTATATTCAAATAATCCTGTTCTTTCACATATATCTTTGAAATCCATTTCTCCATATCCTCTAGCACTACCACTTATAAATCCATTCTTATCAATGCTTCCAAGCAATATAGGTCTTTCATAATAATCCAATAATTGATTACAGGTTAATCCTCTTAAAGATTTATCTATCTTTTTCTCTCTATCTATATATATGATAACAGTATTATTTTGAGAACCTTCTTCCTCAATTTCTTTTTTAACCATTTCTGCTATTTTAACTTTTCCTTCTTTTTGTTTCTTTTGAAGATTAGCACCAATTAATCTAGCTTTAGAGGGATAAGATATTGCCTTCCCTCTATGTGCTATTAAATCATTAACTCCTATTAAGGCGTTAAACAGATTTTCTTTGTCTTCTTTTTTTCCTATTCTAATAGTTGCATTTATAATGGGAGCTATAGAAAACCCAAAATCTTCAATAGAAAATCTATCTTTTTTACTTTTCTTCATACTTCTAGCCATTTCTGTTAAAAAAGGATTGGTTATATTCTCTATTTTAGAGCCAATATTTAAATAATATCTATTCTCATAAGAATATTTCATATCACACATATCAGATATTAATGAAGCCGCTACCAAATCTAAATATTTATTTCCTATTGCCCCTTCGCAACATTCTACGAGTTCCTTACAGAATTTATAACTAACTCCACAACCACTTAAATAAATATTTTCAACACTCCCATCTTGATTGTTAATAAGTGCTACGTTTTCTTCTATCTCTTTTAACTCTTCTCCTATTTCTATTATATGGTGGTCTAAGATTAATACTTTGATACCTTTATCCGTAACCTGTTTTAAAGGTTCAAACTCAACACTTCCTCCATCAGGAATTATTAACAATTTAATATCATTTTCAATTAAAGTATCCAAATTTTTAAGTTGGAATCCGTGTTCTCTTCCTTCGTTTAAGATAAATGTTACATTTTCATATTCAAAATCATCATATATAACTTGATATACTAATGAACCCGAGAAATAACCGTCAGCATCCGAATCTACTTGTATTGATATATTTTCATCATTAGCCATAGCATTTAATAAGAAGTCAATACCTTTGTTTAAATTCTTATAATGCTCTACACTCTCTTCAAATTCTCCACTCGCTAAAAGTAAACTAAGGGCTTCTTTTTTAGTTAAATCTCTTATTTCTAACATATTCTTTTCTACATCTTCTGAAAAACTGTTTAAAAATACCTTATTTCTTATATCTTCCATTTAACCACTCCTAAAATAGTTTTCGTTTCTTCTTTAAATTTATTTCTAAATCTTTATTTTTATAGTGATTTAAAATATTTCTCTTTTCTAACAACTCTTCTATAGAACTATAATAAGATGTTGTAGTCTGACCTTCCATATTTATTAAATAATAGTGATTATTACTATTATTTTTTATTATCATTCTAAATCCAAATCCACTAATTTCTAATAAATCTCCAACCTCATAAGGTTCTCTTTTACTATTTATATTAACTTCCATATTTATACCTCCTGTTTAGGCGAAACATTATAATTATCTAATACCCACGCCAATATACAAGATAAACTTCCATAGTAACCACATTCAGTCGCACATCTTTTACCCTTACAGTATTCTGCAAATTGGTTCTCTATATCTTCTATGTTTTCGTTTTTTACTTTTTTATTTTCTACTAATTTAGCATATTTCCAAGAGACTAAAATAGGATTATTTGAACGAGAAGTACTCCAAGAAGTCATTCCATTTGAAAAGGTTGTAACTTCTCCATTTATGAATCCAGCAAAGTATCTTCTATTCCATTCTCCATTTTCGCCATTCTTTACTAAAACTTTTGTATCGACTGGTATTTTACTCCAATCTATTTCTTCTCTTTTCCATATTAATTTATTATCACAATCATATATCTCCATAATATCCCATTTTTTATTGCTACTCCATTTAAAATCTTCATCATAATATTCTAACTCTTGATATAATTCTCTATGGTAACGTAATGTAATTATATCTGCTTTAACAAATACTTTATCATTTATTATATAAAATATTTCATCATCCCTGTTTTTATAACTCATACCGTTTTTTAAATCTTCAAGTCTCATATTTATACCTCCATTCCATTCTTATTTATATGATTTAATTTATTTTTATTCATATTATCATTCTCCTTTTATATCATCTATATGGATTATGTGTATATTTGTGGGATTTTCTATACTTATATATCTAGCGTAACCATAATACCATTCTGTATCAAAATCATATAATTCTATATTTTCTCCATCTTTAAAATCCAATATAGTATAAATTCTATTTTCATTTCTTTTATATTTTCCGATAACGGGAAATTCATCTTTGATATACATTTTTCTCTCTTTAGGCTTGTACTCTAAAGCCTTTTCCCAACATTTTTTACAATCTGAATCACAATAATCATCTTTACTTATAATAGGACAACTATTCCCTACATTCTCTATAAGTTTTTTAAAAGATATTTTACCTTCAAAATAAAGTTTTAAATTTATATATTGATTAATTACATCAGATATATATTCTAAATCATCTTTAACCGTAAAAACTATGTTTTCATATTCCTCTAATAAAATTTTATTCATATTACCACCTCAAAGTCCTTAAAATCTATTCTATCATTAAACAATTCTAAATATATTTCTTTACCTTTATCGGTAGGAGAATCTTTATAGTCTAATAATCCATTCTCTAAAGAATCCCATATAACCGATACTTTTACACTAGGGGGAATTCTATAAGCTAATTTCATTATTTTAGCTCTCCACTGCAACTCTTCTTGTTTATTCTCATATTGCTTATCGAATGCAAATACTATTTCTTCAACTCCTAAAGATATAAGCATTTTAATTTGTTCATAACTTAAATTAGAACCACATACTGCAACAGAATTATTATCTTTAAGATAACTATTAAGTTGCATAGTCCCCTTTTCTCCTTCGAAAAGCACTGCCACTTTCATTTTTTTTATTGATTCTTTATTCTGCCAATAACCATACAAATTATACTTCAAGCTATGAGAATACATCTGTCCTTTAAAATAAAATGGAACGTATTTACCAAATTTTTCTGCAACTTCTTTATCTAAATTCCTAACTCTTACCCCTACAATTTCTCCTGTGTCCCAAGCAAAATGAGGAATAATAATTTTTTCTCCTATTTCGTCATACCTTATATCATATTTTTTTAATGTTCTGAAAGTTATTCCTTCATCCTCCCACATAGGCAATCTTTTAATAGGAAATCTTCTATAAGCAAACGGCTTCTTTTGTTTAGGTAAGGACGGAACTTCAAGTTTATCTATATCTATTTCTCTTCTTTGTGGTCGATTTCTTGATTTTCTACCAACTCCATGTCTGTGATACTTACCATTAACACCAAAGTAAGAATTTATTATATTCATAGCCTCTTTAAAGTCACATTCTTTAATTTTCATAGTTAAATCAGCTAAACTATTAATTGCACCACAATGAGAAAAGCAATAAAAATTATGAGTATCTTCATTATAATATAATTTAGGAGAAGTGCTACCATGACAAAATGATTCAAATATAGCATTATTATTATAGCCTTCACGAGTTACACATTTACCTTGAAGAATTTCCTCCACAAAATTTATTACTTGGTCTTTATTTAAATCTTGTAAGATACTCATAACTTTCTCCTTTCTTATACTATTTCTTCAACCAATCTTTTAAGTTTATTAAAGTTTTTTTCTATACAATCTATATCCATTTGTATGATACATTCTTCATTTATCTCGTTTAAGCAATAATCACAAGAGTAGAATACTCTCATATAACAATTTTCAATGTCTACAAGTTTAACAGTTTCTTTTTTTAACTTCTCAAGATTGTCTAATATTTCATTCTTATTCATATTACCCCTCCATTTTAAGAATCACCTTTAAAAATGATTTTCTCAATTATAAATAATATTAAATAAACCACTAATAAAACACATATTAAACCTATCACATCATCACCTTTTCTTTATTATACTTATATTATATCACACTTTAATAATGTTGTCAAGTACTTTTAATAAAATAATCCTGTATAAACGTTATCTACATATGCAACATCTTTAATTCTACCATAGTCTCCATTGAATTCCTGTAAAATAATTATATTTGAATCACTGGCTTCCCTACACTTATCTAAAAAAGCTAATATATAATGTTTATTTTTATCTAGTGTAAGTTCATCATCAAAATCTCCTTCTAATCTTCTTCTAGTAGGAGTAGTTTTATCTACTATCTTAAAATATTTTTTCTTAAAGTTGCCATTCCTATCTTTTCTCCAAACATACGGCTTTAAAAACATTCTATCATCTTCTTCGTCTAATTCTTTTGGATTTACCTTCCTAGTTAATAAAAGAAGTCCTGCAACATCTTTAACGTGTTTTGACCCTGCTAGTAAACTAGACGTTAAGAAACTTGCTTTACCAGTCATAGAACCCATAAGTTGCATAGGTAATAATATTTTACAATTCATTTCTTTACCAAATTTATCTAAAGCAACTGAATTAGCCATTAATTCTTTAACACTATCCTCTTGTGATTCGGCTTTAAATGTTTCTACAATTAATGTTGAGAAACCTTCTGCTAGAATTAGCTTCTTAGCCTCTCTCATTATTTTATCGACAGAGAATTCGCTAACGCTATAAAAAGCTATTGTATCTTTATATCTTTCTTTGATAAATTTATTAGCTTTTAAAAACACTTTTTTTTCTTCATCATTAAAATTAAAATGTTTAATCTTTGTTCTATTTAATGTAAAACAACCAAATACATATGCAGAAATATAAGATAACAACATTGTTCTAAAATATTTAATCTGTTGTTCATTACTTACTAGAATTACTTTTTCTCCATTCTCTACAAGAGACATAGCGATATTTGTTATAAGTGTAGTTTTCCCGACGCCTGAAAAAGCTCCAAAAATCGCTACACCATTTCCACTACTTAACCCATCAGTACTTTTACTAAGAAGAGGAAAATTCTTATGATATTTAAACTCTCCATTTTCTGTCTCCCAAGTTAAAGTAGTATCATAATAAGTTGTGTCATCATCTACTTCTCCTTCTTCAATCTGCTCAAGCTCTTCATCAGAATAAAATAAATATTCTCTTACCATATCTGTTGCAACGCTTCTTACATTCACACTTGATAACTGCATATCAAAGAAATCTAAAACTTGTTGACTACTCATAGAAGTAAATTTGTCGGCAGGTACAATTTTCTTACCCCCTACCGATATCTCCTTATTTATGTCAATAGCTAACTTCTCTGAAACTTCTTCTATTAGATTATATTTGATTACTTCATCTAAATGTGAATAGAAGTTTTCTACATTAGCTAACTCCTTAATCTTTTTAAACTCTTTTGCTCCTCCATAGTCCTCAAAATCTTGAGTTAATGCTTCTGAAAGTTTAAGGAAATTAATAACAGTAAATTCATTAACTTCCCTATATCTTGTAGATAATTCAGAAACTAATTTAAAATAAAATTTATTCTTAGGAGTAGAAAAATCATCTTCTATTAAAGGTGTTTCACTTATTAAACTTAAATCTTGAAGAAGGCATGATATTAACATTTTTTCAGCAGTCTCTTTTTGTTCATTCATTATTTCACATTCTACATCTAATGTTCTCGCCATTTTACCACCTTCCTTATAGAATATCCATTAAACCTCTTTTTACTTTCTTTCTTTTAACAACAGGTTTTTTAACTTCTGTGTCTACCTCTATATTAGCACCGATATCTTCATACTCTGTTGTATCTTTAGTTGGTTTACCTGATCTACTAAAATAATCTTTTATCTCTGAACGTATAATTGCAAATATATACAAAATCTTTTGATATTCATTCATATCTCCATTAACTAATTTCTTATCTAAAGACTCTTTTATATATTCTCCTTTATCTAAAAGAAATTTATTTACCTGTCTCCTAGAATATCCTACATCATATATTTTTGCAAATTCTTTATTTTTTGTATTATTAATACAGGTATATCCTATAATCTTGTCAAAAAGAATTTGATTTTCTCTAAGTAACTCTGTATTCTTTTCATGTTCTCTATATTCTTCTTCTGAACAATAATATTGATTTCTCTTTTTACCATTTTTATCTATCTTAGGGAAATTAAATGCAACATCTGTTGTTAAAGGTTTCCCACATAATTTACACTTACATCTATAAACTCGAGCCATATAACCCTCCTCCTACTACTCTAACTCTCTATATTTTAATTCATCTAAAGTGTGTATCTCTCCGTTATTAAATCTACATACAGAACACCCCATTTCATCAGCAGCATTATAGCATTGAACATCCCAACATCGGATTCCATGTTTCTTTATTTCGCTTAAAGGTAATTTTGATGCACCCCAATAATTCCCCCATAAATTTACTTCTATTAATCTCTGATTACATTCTATAATATCTAATTTTTCTTCTTTTACTTTATGAAAAATAACGGGGCAAATATGACAATCTATATCATATGTGGAACATAAAATATCATCACAATTTACATAATTTTCTTGTTGTCTATATTTTTTAGGTAATATTGGAATGAACATTTCACCTATTCTAACTTTCTCACTCATATTAATCTCTCCTTTCTATATATTAATTATATCATATTTTAACAATGTTGTCAAGTATTTTTTTAATTTTTATTATTTCCATTTTCTAGGCATTTTAATCTCGTTAATCTATTTCTCTCCAAATTATTTTTTCTAAAAAATAAGTTCTATCATCATTAAATTTACAACGTTCACAATCCATTTCTTTTTTCATGGAGCAACATTGTATATCACAACAATTTATTCCATTTTCTACTATATCTTTTAAAGTTTTATTTGTCATGCTCCAAAATCCCTCACACAATCTTATTTCTACCAATTTTCCATTAGTCTCAATAATACTCATATCGTCATCATGGATTTCCCCAAAATCCATAGGACAGTCTCCACAATCTATGTGAAAACCTTCGCATAAAATATCCTCGCAGCATATAAATCCTTTTTTAAATTGATATTTCTTCGGTACTATAGGTATTAATTTTCCATTTATTTCAATCTTTCTCATATTATTTTCTCCTTTCTTATATGTTAATTATATCATATTTTAACATTATTGTCAACTATTATTTAAAAATATTGTATCAATTATATCAATAAGCGATATAATCATTAATGTTGTAGCAATATCAATATAGTTCCATTTTATATATAGAATAGCTATAATCATTAATATTAAATCTTTCCTAATTTCTTTAAACATATTTTCTCCTTATTAAAAAGGGTAGATATTTCTACCTACCCAATTTATATTATAAACTTCTTCTTGATGATTTTGGTTTAGTAACAGGTTTTGTTTCCTCTTCCTCTATTATTAAATCACTCGCATCGGTATCATCTTCTGAGAAACTTAATCCTAATAATGAAGTTATTTGATATCTTTTTAAATATGTCATTAGAGAACCATAACCTTGTGCTTCTAGTTTAGGGGGTATTAAAGATATTGAATTACTCTCTATAAATTGCCCTGTTTCAACATGAATTAATCTAGTTTTAATACATATAGAGTTTTCTTTTGTTCCACTTATAGGAAGTTGTATTAAAATTAATCCTTGGTCATTTAAAATAGGTCTAGTTACATTTAATATTTGAGATAAACTAGCGTAACTAGATTCGTGAAATGGATTCTCTGCATCCTTTTCTACTGTTGTAAAATGCTTATGAAATCCTGCCAAAGCCTTGTATAGCTCTGTAGTATTATCGCTAGAATAAAACTGAACATCTGAATTACCTATTTGTTTATTAACATTAAATTTACATTTACACTCCATATTTGCCTCCTTTAAAGAGTGAGGAATTTCCTCACCTAATATTTTTTCATTAATTACATTTTCCATAATTATCTAACTCCCTTCAAATTAAAATGGCACTTCGTCTTCGGCTACTTCTACTTCTTCACCTTCTACTTCTTCACCTTTTTCTTTTTTAATATCATCTACTTTTTCTTGAAGTCTTTCAATTCTTTCGTCTATTGCTTGATGCATTAATTCTATATAATGAGAAGTGAATGGGAAGTCCTCTTGACTAGGAACAGTATAGCAAAATTCTTCTTCTTCTCCTTCTTCAAGGTCGTCATATACTGGTTTTATATATTCATCATTGTCGTCTAAAGTCATAATTGGAGCAGAACAATTAGTTAATTCAAAATAAGTTTCAATCTGAACCCTATTTTTAACAGATTTACCTATACCTCTGCTTTTCTTAGCTTTAGCTACAGATTTAATAAAATCAAATTCTATATAAAGTATGTCTCCTACTTTAAGTTCTTCTTTAATATATTCGGCATATTCTTCATTATGAGTTCTTATTTTCATTATAAATCCATTTACTTTATCCTCTTTTTCTTCCTCGTTATAATAAGCATAATTATTAACCAATACACTTAGCTCTAAAGCATTACCATCAATATCAGTTACATCTTCATAACCTTCAAGCATACAATAAATCATACCTTTAGCACCTTTGTTAATAGGGAATTTGCTATCTTCTTGAGTGGTACAGAATACTCCCCCTACTCTAGTTCCTCTGTCAACAAGCTCTCCTTCTTTGGTAACATATTTATTTTCGTCAAATCTTACTAAACAGTTAACTATTTCGCCTTCTCCGTCATCTTCAACTGTTCTACACTCTGAATAGAGTTTTTTCATTTTAGCATATGTTTTATTTGTATTTCCGTTACCAGAGTATTTTCTAATAAAGAAATCAACATCAGTTGACTTCCCTTCTTCTGTTTCAACCTCCATAACAAATCTAATGGCTTCATCTTTTTTACCTTTATTAGTTATTGCTCCGTTTTTAATTGCTAAAACTTCACCATTTACATATCCTTCGGAATATCTCACTCTTTTCTCTTTATCTGCCATATTATCATTCTCCTTTCATATTTACATCTTAATTATATCATATTTTAATAATGTTGTCAAGTACTATTCACAAGATTTTTCAATTTCTTTTTCTATTATCTTTTTAGCCATTCTTAATTTACAAAGTTTATACCCTTTATTAACATCAAAAGTGTCACTAGGGTGGACTTTTGAGGACACCTTACCATAAATAGGAGACTCCATTACCACCATTTCTCTGTTATATCTCCACTTAACAGGGACTTTTTTATTAGCTATATTAATTACGTCTGTTTTCCAATCTGTCCAAGCTATTTTAAACAGTTTATCTACCATATCTCTATCTACTAACATAAGTTCTACAGAATTCTCTTTTTTTAAAGTTAATTCATACCCACAACAATGATTAAACGTTTCTACCATTTTGAAATCATGTAATACATATGTTTCTTTAGTAATAACATTCACTAATTTATCACCATGTTTAAATTTCATATTAATTCTCCTTATCTTTTATTTTTTTTATATATATAAATATTATTCTTCATAAGAAAACTCCCAACATATATCGAAAAAATCTGTTTCTTCATTCCATTTTAAACAATAATATTCATATCCTTTATAATTTCTTCTGCAATAATCACAATTTGCACAATAATGTTCTCTCATTTTATCAGCTCTCTTCTCGTTTTCTATACTTATATTATACCGTATTTTAATAATGTTGTCAACCCTATTTAAATAAGTTTTTAAAAATATTTTCTAACACTGGAACGGCAATACTATTACCTATTTGTTTATATAATTGAGTGTCAGAAGTTGGTACATTTTTAGCTTTATAAAAATCATCATCACTAAATCCCATCAATCTCCAACATTCAAGTGGAGTTAATCTCCTAATTTTAAAGTTAGTAATAACTTCCCCATCTATTACTAACGGTTGTCTCCAACCTCCTTGCATAGTGTCTAAAGTAGGAGATATAAATTCTTTATCATAAACACTTCCTGCTTGATGTCTTTTACCTTCTTCATCAAATACCCCACCTAATCTAACTGGAAGAACTTCTATAATCTGTTTAGGTTGCTTATAGTCTCTCGCAGAAAGAGTTGAGATACATTTATTGGGATTATATACCCAAGCAGAGGTACAATTACGATATTTAACATTACCATTTTCATCACATGGATGTGGAGCAGTTGTCCCTAAAACCTCTAAATATTCATTATTTAATCTATCTTGAGGGAATTTAAAAAATCTGTCTTGCATTTCTTGAGACAGATAATATTTGTCTTCAACTGAATCTTCTAATATATCTTTAAGTTTTAATTCTAATGGAAATCCTTGAGGAAATTTAAAGGTATGCTTATCGTCTAATATGCTAACAACATAAATACGTTCTCTATTTTGAGGCAAACCAAAATCTTTCGCATTTAATATTTTATAATAAGAAATATATCCAACTTCTTTTAAATCTTCTATATACTGATTAAAATTATGTATATGTTTCTTACTCATTACGTTTTTAACATTTTCCCAAACAACATATCTGGGCTTAACTTTTTTAATTATATCTACACTATACCACATAAGGCTACTTCTAGTGCCACTTCCTTTATCTCCACCTTTGCCCTTCCCCGAAACAGAGTAGTCCTGACATGGGCTTCCTGATACGATAATATCAATATTTTGAGGTAATAACTTTGCATCTATTGAACTTACATCACCTAAATTTAAATTCTCACCTACTCCATGTATCGCACAGTAACTTTTAATCGCAAATTTATCTATCTCACTAAATCCAACTAAATCATAATCCACATTAGCATTTTTGAGTGCTTTTTCAAATGCACCTATACCACTGAAAAGACTAAGTAATTTCATAACATCACTCCTTTTTAATAATGTTGTCAAGGGGAACTATCCCCTCAACAAGTTATTTAAAATATAATAAATATACAGTTCTTTTCTTTACTCCCATATTATTAACTCTTCTATAATATCTTTTATTACTTTCGCCTTTAATTCTAGGAACGTATACGTCTAATTTATAAGGAGTGTTTAAACCTCGTCCTCCCCTGTCACGAACTGTCTTCATTCCTAATCCTTCTATATACATACGCTGTCTTAAAGGATAATAATTATTAGCAACTGTTTGACTATTTAATTTACCCAAAGTACATCTTCCTGCATATTTGCTTCCGCCATTTTCACAGGCTAAAGAAGTATAGTAATATATTTTACAAGTAACCTTTCTTACCTTTCTAACTTTTCTTCCTGTTTTTTTAGTCCAATATCGTGTGCTTGTTTTTGAATAAGCATCTACATAACTACTGTCCGTGGGGCAATAAAAAGTACTTCCAAGCACTACTCCTACTGCTAATCCTACTGCTAATATTTTCTTTTTAATTCTTCTCATTTAATCACCTCTATAAAAATATTTTCCCACCCACCAATCCCATAAATCTTATCTATCTTTTTACATTTCTTAGCTCATTAATTATATCATCAAAGAAATCATCTATTCCTGTTTCTGAGACTCTAATTACACCAAAAGGAGTTACAAAACGTTGCATATCTTTTTTATTAGATTTTTTAGATTTACCAACGAGTCTAACACTATTTTCTGTATGATTACAAATCAATTCTTTCCCATCAGTCATTAATATAACTCCACTTTTAGGTTCGAATAATACAAATTTTGCCTTTTTCCATGTATCATTGCCTACAGAAAATTCAACATCTGTTCCTAATTCTACTTTACTCCAGTCGGTCTTGCTTTCTTCTTTTTCTCTGTCCCATACTAATTTCCCAACTTCGTTAAATACTTTCATTATATCTTTTTTGTTATCAAGTTTATGATTCATCTTTTTATCATATTCATTTTTAAAGGCTTTAAAGTATATATCTTTACCTTCTTTTAAAGGCTCTCTTATTGCCATTATATCTCCATTAAATATAAAGCATTTTTCATTTGCCTTTTCTTCTCTTAATACCACTCTAAAATTTCTTCCATAAGTTTCTATCATACTATCACCTATCCCTTTCTTTATTATACTTATATTATATCATAAACTCATATTGTTGTCAAGTGTTTTCTTGAAAATTTTTCCATTTATTTTAAATCATGAATATTAAATGAAAAATCTTTACACTTATCTCTAAGATTAACAATTCTAATTAATGGTCTGTTTTTTATACAATATCCTTTAGTAACTTTATCACTGCTTCTAAATCTTATAAAATAATCACACATCCAACATCTTTGCATATTATCACCTTAATAACATTCTTCTTCAAAAGAATCAAAATATAATTGCCCATCTATTATACCTGCCCAAGCATAACAAGTAACACTATATCCCGTAGAATCAAATCCTCCTGTACATTGGAGTTTCAAATCTACGTTAAATTTTTTATTAACAAGGTCGATAACATCATATATTGTTTCAACCTCGTCTAATACATAATCACAAATTCTTCCGTCTTCCCTGTCTAAAAAACTTTCTACCCAATTTTCTACTTTTTCAAGTTTGTTAGGTACTTTATCTAAAGTAACCCATTTTTTAGTTAATATAGGTATCTGACAAACCTCATAACATTTTATTTCGTCTTCAGAATATTCAAAAGGTTCTTCACACTGACTTTCAGAAAGTCCTTCACTATATTCTGCCATATAATAAGTTCCTTCAAAATCAAATACCATGGCTTTATGACTACTCCATCTACTTTTCCCCATCTCAAGGATATCTTCATAATCTCCATTCCATAGTTTTTCTTGTAAATCAATCTTTTTAAACTCTTTCATATTATCACCCTTTCTATACATTTATTATACCATATTTTACTAATGTTGTCAAGTGTTATTTGCTAAAATCTACTATGTTCTAATGTCCCTTCTGACTGTAATAGTTCTTGAAGCCTATTTATAACCGCTTCATCTTCTACTCTAAATGATATTATCTCATCTTTGCTCCCTTTAATGGGGAAAAGTACTGTTGGATATCTGTCTGTTTTTCTAAGAGACAAGGGTTTAGGCTCTTTTTTATCCATAAAAAGCGTTTTATCTTTTTTGCTTTTAAGTCTTACAGTCTCGCTAGTGCGATTATAAATTATACCCTTTTTAGTAACTATTTTTATGTTACCATTTGCTTTATCATAAAATACAAATTTTGCATCATTCCATTTATTATTTTCAAAATACTCAACATCTTCTCCTATCTCTGCTTTAGTCCAATCAGCATCTCTTTCAAATAACAAAGTATCATCTATATCATATATCTCCATAATATCTAATAAGGGCGTTTCTTTATGATTAAATTCATCTGTATAACCACTTATATGAGCTACAACTCTACTGTCATAAGGGTTAAAAAGAGATGCTTTATCTTTTAAATGTAATCCTACAACCATATCCCTTACAATATAGTAAACCTCATCTTCATTGTTTCCTTCTTTAACTCTTAAAGTAACTCTCATTCCACTTTTCAAATTACTTAATTTCATTTTATCACTTCCTTTAAATTATTTATAAACACACTCCGTCCAATACTCAAATTCTGATAAATCTTTTGATAATGTTTTATGTCTGAATGGAGTAGGAACACAACAAACGAATATTCTTTCAACCCATTCATCCTGTTTTGAATTTCTTACTCTAACTTGTGTTCCTACAGGAGCAGGATTCCAAATTTCATTTCTTACCCAAATAGGGTTTCCTTCTGAATCCTTTATTATCATTATATCTTTTGTTTTAAATTCTTTACTTGTGAAATCATCATTATAGTGACCAAGAATATTTATAGCACTTCCAACAAATTTAAGAGTTGAAATTTTCTCTCTTATATAACAAGCTCCTTCAACTATATAATACTTATCACCATTTCTCAATGTAAAACCCATTCCACTTTTTATATCTTGTTTATTCATTATTTATCCACCTTTACCTTCCCATTAGAGTCATACACAGGAGACATAATCGCTTTATTATCTCTTATCCCTATATAATAATGTACACCTGTTTCCTTATCTACATATTCTGATATTCTTATTCTTCGTAATCTTCCTTTATCTGCTATCTTTATAAATCCACTATCAGAATTTACGGTTTCTTCTTCCATAGATACACAACCTATCATACTTACTCCTAGTATACATAACAAACCTAAACTAATTATTTTTTTCGCCATTTTATCGCTCCCTTTTATTTTAATATATTACCACTCTTCCTTATCTTTTATATATATTATTTCTTTTTTGCTCATTTTTATTTCACTACAAGTTAAATTATCTAATTCTTCTTTAAGAAAGTCTATAAATTCTTCTTCTGTCATGTTTCTAATCTTATCATTATTTTGAGTGAATACTTTCATTATATCTGAATAACTTGGCACACTAAATGAATACGTTCCGCCAAATTCCATTTCTAAAATATTCTTTTCTAATATTATTTCCATGTAATTTGTATAATGTCCATTATATCCACAAGTGGGGCAACCACAATTATCACATATCATATCATCACATATATCTATTATACCACCGTCTATCATTTCAACTAAATATTTGCTCATATTACCACCCCTTTACATATTCTTCTATAAGAAGATTGATATAGTCTGAAATAGAATTTATTCCTCTGAACTCATAATAAGATTTTATACTAAAACTATCTTTATCTTTTTCATTTATCATAAAAAGGCTAAGACTATTTTCGCATAACTCTATTTCTAAATAATTATTTCCTTTTTCATATTCTAATTGAATACCTCCTGTTGCTACTGGAAATACTTCGGGTTGCATTTTTATACGTTTAAGAAGGCTTTTAGTCAAATCTAATATCTCTTTAGAAATTGGATTAGCGTCATATCCATCCCATCCTTCTTCAAATTTATACATTTCGTTTATTTTTTTTAAATTGTATTCCAAAGTTACCATAATCCCCTCCTTTACCTAACCCAAAAGGGCTAGGTTATATTTAAAATAATATAATAAATTTATGATTATACTTATATAATATCACATTTTAATAATATTGTCAACTATTTTTTAGGAACACCACATGAGTATTTACCTTCAGGACAATGTCCATATACACATGGAGCATCTATTTTCCCAAATAATACAGGAGATATATCTCTGCATATTTCTAGCATTTTATCTGCAAGTTCTCTAATTTCTTCTTGTGCTCTATGACAACATCTTTTACTAAAGAAATTATATAAACTTCGAACATTCATTGTAACTATTATCTTAGTTTCCGCAGCATTAGGTAAGACATATCTTGCATTTTCATTAGCTACCTTAGTTGAATTCATACCATAAGTAGGATAATCATTTTCTTCAACATACTGTTTTATATTTTCTTGCCATTTTAAATACATAGCATGAATTAGGTGCATATCGTTTTCATATTCTTTAATAGCGTCTTCTCCCATCTCTTTAATTATATTAGGAGTTATAAATTCAAATTTACCTTCTTCTTCCTTAACATAACGTTGACTTTGTTGGGAATAACTTGCTATTCTATGTCTCACTAATTGGTGCGAACAGCATCTTGATATTCCTTCTACTGCAAATGAAAAACTACAATGCTCTAATGGAGATTCGTGTCCCATATCTGCTAAGTTTTGAATAAATTCTCTTATTTTTTCTTCTGATAAATTTTCTTCAAGCTCATCAACACCAACAGGACTATAGCATAATTTACCTGCCATAGCAATTACTTTCTCAAAATCTTTTGTGTAACCTATTAATTTTACTTTCATCATTTAATTCCTCTCCTTATCAATTTCACTTGTAATAATTGCCCATATTCTTTTTTTTTCTTATTTAAAATCTTTAATTGTAAACATACAATTCTCCTTTCTATATTAAATTATTTTAATCATTTATAAAAAATCTCGAAGAAACAAATATATTATCATCAGAAGTCCACGTATAATAAGGTATACGAAGACTCCTATAAAAATCCATACGTATAGAAGTAAGTCTTTCAGACACCCCTTCTCCAGTCATAAAATCTTTATTTATATCTTCATAGCTTACCTTCTTTAAAACAGTACAATCATTTTCTAACCACAACTTTATAGAAGCTATTACATCTTTATATCTTATTACTCTTTTATCATTTTTTTGATTATATAATATTTCTAAATTCTCTTTTATTTCTTCTTTTATTTTCTCTATTGGTTTTTCAGTTATAATATATTTTGAATTATCCATACTAGCATAAACAGGGTAATCACAATCTGTATATTCTTTGTATATCTTTAAAAACTCTTTTGATATATTATACCAATAAGCTTTATAAGGAGAACCATCACATTCATAACAATCCTCTAATTTACTCTTTATATTAACTATATGCAATTTTATTCACCTTCCCTTATAACATCAAATATATAATGATTACAGGATATATCTCCTATAAAATTTCTTAATATGCATTTGTGTTCTTTAATTCTCTTATCTTTAGAATATAGTGTTAACTCGTTTAAATTTTTAGTTAATTTATTCATCTTTTCAATAAAATCACCCCTTTCTACAACTGTTCTATTTATTATTTTTATTCGAGGAAAGTCTTCTCCTATATATTCTTTATACATTTTTTTAAAGGAATCCTCTTCCTTAGAAGAGCATCTATCCCATACTTGGCATCTCCAATTAATTCTATTGTCAGTATCTATTTTATCTATATAGCATATCATATTATTCCTCCTTACATAACATATAAATAATCCTATTTGCAAGTCCCCTTTGGATTATATCTATCTCATGAGATACCTGATCAACTCTTCTGTCATGAATTTGTTTCTCTAAAGAGCTCAGATGTTCTCCAATAACCCCATTTAAAGTTTTAAAATTTTCTTCTAATTCCAAATACTCTTCTCTCATTTTAAATGAAGGATAATCTCTTCCGAAGTATTCTTTATATAATTCAACTATTTTATCACTTTGTATTCTTGCTATGTTATCTCTTATAGCTTCTAAGACAATTTCTCCTTCAATCTCTTTATATTTAATTCCGTATAATTTTTCAACCATATCACCAACTCCTTTATATTTATATTATATCATATTTTAATATTGTTGTCAACTATTTTTTACGTTTAATTATGTAAGTTTGTGGATTAATTTTATCATATTCTCTAATGACTTCTGTCTCTCTTTCATCTAAGAAACAATATATTGTAGCTAATATTACTATTGGAATAAAATACATTATACCACCTCCTTTCTAATAGCGTTTATATCATATATTTCTATACATATAATTACTTAACAATTAGTTTTAAATATTATCTGCATATATAAACATAATCAAGTATTGACATATTATCGTTCATAGCATTTAAAATATTTAAAAGCTCTAGTATCCTTTTGTCATTTCTATATTTTCTAAGTTTATTTACAATTTCTATTGATTCGTTTTGTATATCACATATTTTTTTATCTAAAACTAAATAGTCGAATTCATTTTCACGATATTGGTTTACTATATGAGGAAGTGTTTTATTTAAATATTCTTTACATAACTTATTTATAGTACTTGCTCTATATCCTTTAGTTCTAACAAGAAATCTATACACTATATATTTATAAAGTTTACGTCCTTCAACTTCCTCTTCTCCTATAAACATAGCTCTTCTAATTTCATACACCCCATTACCACCTCCTTTCTTATATTATATCATAAATTAATAATATTGTCAACTATTTTCTGATTTTATTTCTTTAACTTTTGCTTTTACATAACCGTCCCTCACAGTCTTTATCCCATTAAACTCATACTTAGGACAAGAGTGATAAAATATATCGAATACCTCTCTATTTTTCCCTCTTCTTTTTTTACATATATTGTGTTTTCCTGTTTTCAAATAAGAACAAGTCATACAAATTTTTTCTTCCATATTATATTAGCAACCTTTCTAAATTTTTTTCTTCTACTTTTAGATTAAGCATTTTAGCAACACCTAAAATACCTGTTGTAGTCCATCTTAAACTTATATACCCTTCTCCAAAGTTATCTATACCTCCTACAAGTTTTACAAAGTCTTTATCCATATTTAAATTAGGATACCACTGGTTATTAATTCTACTTAAAACTTTATATTTTCTTGCCAGTAAAATTTCAAAATCAGTACCAGAAGAAAATCCAAATAGATTTCCTACCTGTCTTGAAGTAAATAATTTATTACTATTTTTAAATTTTTGCAACCAATCTAAATCATATCGCAGTTCAACATCAAATTTCTTTTTTATCATACTTTTACCTCCTAGCCACATCTTTTCATTTTTTCTAAAGCCCTTCTCATTATTCTACTAACCTGCATTTGACTTACCCCTATTTGTGACGCTACTTGTTTTTGGGAACGATTATTATAAAAAATTTCCTCTATAACATATCTTTCTCTTTCACTTATAACGCTAAGTAAATATTCTATATATATATTTGTATCAAAATCCTCTTCATAAGGAGGTATTAAAACATCTGCAAAAGTACTTTTTTCTTCACCATTATCGTCAATTCCACAAGATTTATCAAGTGAAACAACTCCAAAAGAAATATCTTTAATCTCCTTTACCTCGTCAACACTTAAATCTAACTCCTCAGCTATTTCTTCTACTGTCATGTCAGAAAGCATAGATTCTATTCTATATTTGTTTCGAGTTATTTTTCTTCCATAAACAATTCCCCTTTTTTTACCTCTAAATTCTCTTCGTATACCACCCAATATATAAGGAACAGCATAAGATGAAAATTCATAACCTTTGCTCTTATCATAAGTATCAACACATTTGACTAGATTCATAAGACCTATCTGTCTTACATCGTCATAACTATAATCATATGTATTAAATAGTCCTAATCTTCTATTTATTACATAATCTACTAATTTCATATTCTTAATTATAAAATCATCTTTTTCTTTTTTATTTTTAAAATTCATACACCCTCACTCCCCACAAATCTATAATCTTATTCGTTTTAAATCTTTATCAAATTTAAATCCTATAATCTTACTTGTAGTTGCCAAATAATAAAGACTACTAAAGTTAACTCTTGTATCGCTACCTTCGGCTTTAAATAATTCATTCATTTCATTTATTACAACATCTACGCTTACAGAATTATCTTCATCTGCCAACCCTAAATGTCTTTGATATAGTATTATCGTAAACATAATTTGTCTTAAAGATTCATTAAATCTTTCTTCTTCTTTAAATTCTTCAGTTGGGTCTTTGTCTGACATATAATAATAGCCTTCCTTACCTACAACTTTAAGTACTTGAGGTATAGTCATTCCGTTAAACCAACCATACTTCAAAGTATTACTATATATGTCTTCGTATCCTATATCGCCTTTTCTAAGTTCTTCAAAATCATTTCCTTTGACCATAAGTGTCCACTCTTGTGGGACTTTACAATCAAACTCTATAAGGAAATCATCAGTTAAAAATATATTATCCCTTTTAAATGTACATTTTTTCATAAATAAAACCTCCTATTTAATTATCCATTCACCATTCACTTTTGTAAATGTTGGATATTCTTTTGGGAATAACCTTCTAAGCTTTCTCATTCCTATCACTTTTTGAAGCTCATGTATTCCATGTCTAAAATCATCTATATCTGATGGGTGAGTTTGCTCTAAAGATACAAACATATTCCACAAATCTTTTATTAGATTATCTATTGTATTTTCTTTTGACTTATCTTCACTTACATTAAAAAGATAAGTTGTTTTATGTTGTAATAATCCATTTTCTATGATGTACCCATTTTCAAAAACTTGTTTCCTTAATTTTGTATATTCGCAATTTTCATAAGCACACTCATTAGTGCAATTATAATCTGAATAATATCTACATTTCTTTAAATCACAAGTAGGCAAATCTACTCTCATTTTACCACCCCAACTTATATACTAATGTTGATAATATCACAAGTAAAATACAGAACGTATATCCTTTCATAAAATCTGTTGTAAAAACACCTTTTTTGCAGCAAATAATACTTGTTATAGTTACTACTATTAACCAAATTGTACATCCAATCATACTATCTTTCTCCTTTCTATATTTATATTATATCACATTATCAAAGTGTTGTCAAGCATTTTCTCATCTTTCATCTTTTAAAATTTTGTCTCTTATTTTCATAAGCACTATACCAAGTCTATTCTCGCCAATCCACATATCGTACTTTCTGCTATAGGTCATTCCCCAAACTCTATCTGCATGACAATTCCCTTCTACTAACTCTCTTCCGTTTGTACTTAATAGTTTTGCTTTAAGAGTTTCATCTTGTGTAAATTTTTGATAACATATATCAAACATAACATTGTCTTTTACTTCTTCCCAGTCCTCTCTTAAAAGTAATTGTCTGCCTAGTCTTTTTGATTGAGCGGGTCTTTCCATTTCAAATTCTTTAACCCTACTCCAACATTTTTCTGCATGGTAAGGGGCTTCTGAATTTGTAAATTTATATCCTCTGTATTCAAAAGTTTTCCCTTCATAAAAATTACTTAAAAACAAATACTCCCCTCTAAATTCCATAATAGCCGTAGCTTCATTTTTAATTACATATTGTTTCATATTATCACTCCTTTCTATATTTATATTATATCATATTATCAAATTGTTGTCAAGTGTTTTTCTCATTTTTTTTAAAATTTTTCCAATATGTCTGCTTATATATACTTGATTACAACCATACATTTCTCCTATTTCTTTTTGAGTTTTATTCTCATAAAAATATAAGGTTATTAAATCTCTTTCGTTCTTAGGTAATATATTTAATAATTGTTTTACAATCATTTTGTTATGTAATTTTTCTATAGAATCTTCTGAATCTGCTATCATATCTCCAACAGTTGTATCTTCTTCATCGCTATTAATGGATTGATTTAAAGATGTTAGTCCACCTATTAAAGAATATACCCTATTTAAATCCTGTAGATTTACATCTAATATTTCACATATTTCTTCGTTAGTTATATGAACATTTTTTCTTTTTAATTTATTAATCTCTCTTAATAAATTCATATCAATTTCGCTCAATTTATTCATTCTATTCCTAGCAATAACTTTTTTAGAAACTTTATCTAAAGAAGTTATGCCATAAGTATAAAAACTCAAACCTCTTTCAGTATCAAATCCCTTGATGCATCTTAATAAAGCTAAATTAAGTTCTTGTTCCATATCCTCTAAATCAAAGGCTTGTATTCCTGTTTTTCTTGCTCTTCTCATTTCATGTTCTACAATCACTTTGTATTTATTAAACAATTCGTTTAAAGCCTCATTATTACCATGTTGTGCTTTTAAAAATAATTCCTTCATTCTATTTCTCCCTTCTTTATTATACTTATATTATATCATATTTTAATAATGTTGTCAAGTATTATTTTGAATTTTATTCATGTATTCATTACACAACCTATCTGCTTGTATATTCCCATAATTATCTGAATGTCCTTTTACCTTAATAAATCTTATATCTTTGAATTGAGATTTTAATTCAATTAATTCAATCCATAGTTCTTTATTTGCTACTGGATTTTTATAAGCATTTTTCCAATCTCTTTTAATCCACCCTTCATACCATTCCGTTATCCCCTTTTTAACATAGTTACTATCCAAGTATACTATTATAGGTATGTTCTTGTTCTTAATAGCTTTTAAACCTTCTATACAACCTGTTAATTCCATTTCATTATTAGTTGTATTCTTCTTACCTCCACATATGCTCTTTGAGTGATTCTTATAAACCATATAACAACCCCAAGCACCTATGTTTGAGTTTTTACCATTACCTCTACACCCACTATCAGTCCAAAGTTCGATAACTTGTTTAAACATTCACTCGCCTCCTATCCTAATAAAAAAAGGAAGAATAATTATTCTTCCTCGCCTAGTTCAATTTATCTCTCTTATCAAAATAAGCCTTTTGCATATCAAGAGAAAACTGAATTTCTTCTTCTGTCATATCTTTTACTTTATCGTTAATAAAAATTCGTTGGTATAAATGTCCTCTAATATTTATCTCTTTGTCTAACATTACCTCTGCTCTGTCTCCATATCTTCTAATAACAGTACCACATACTCCTTCTTCTTCATTATAATACACATTACAGAATAATCTAATTTCTAAAGGACTTACATAAATTCTTTCTTTTGTCATTTTCTCACTCCAAATGATAGCTTATATAGGAGTCTAAAGCTATCTAATTATAGTTATATTGACTCCTATATATATTATACTGAATTTTAAAAATATTGTCAATAATTATTTAAAAAAATTTATTATTTCATTATATATTTTTTCAACCATACTGTCTACATTTACACTAGAGGTTTTTCTTTTCTTTATAACATCTTTTATATCACATGATGTTACTCCTAATATGGAAGCATTCCCAACTTCTATAGTAAAGAAATTTGTCGCAGAAGCAGGTTCTATTCCTCTATTAGGTCTTAATTTTATATTACCTAAATTTTTCTTGCTTCCTATACCTGAATCTATAGCTACTATTTTTTTATCTTCGTTTTCAAACATAACTTTTAAACATTCTTCTATATAATTTTTCCCATCAATAGGCTTTTCTACTGTCCCATAAACAGTAAATCCTGCTTCTTTTAATTTGCTCCCTAATCTTGGGGCAAAGCTATCTAAAGGATATTTAGGAGAGCCTATACATAAGAATACTAAATCCTCTTTATCACATAATACTTTTTTTATATTTCCTATTATCTTCATATTATCACCTCTTAAATATATTGATATATTAACATATGGAAACCTTTTCCTGTTCGTATAAAATTTTGACACCAAGTTTCCATGTTAATATTTAATTCATTTTCCCCCAACTGTGCCATTTTTATTATGGCATCAGAAGGGATTTCTTCATAGAATATTCTCTCAAAGCCTTCCTTAGCTTTTTCATATTCTTTATTAAGTATTTGTTCCTTGACTTCGTTAAAAAGTCTCTCTGTTTCTTCTACAGCCTTTTGTCTTGCTTTTATATTCTCTGTATATTTTAATAATTTTTCTAAACCCTCACCTTCAACAAACTTTAACTTTTTAGTGACCCTCATATTCCCCTCCTGTTAATTAATTATATTTATTTTTATATAATAATAGTGTATCCATAGAAAATGCACTAATATTATGTTTTCGTTTAAAATCTCTAATAGTAGAGTTATTCCATATTGTATTATTAGCTATTGTTTCTTCGTGCATCTTGTATATAACTCCTCCTATATATAACTTTTGCGGTTTTAATAATACGTCATATTCTGCTAATGAATCATTTAAATTAGCAATTCTAGTTCTTAACCCATTAAATGTCATTCTATTTAAACCCATACCATTATTTCTTTGAGGTTTGCTTCTTACAATATAAGGACTGTTTACATTTAATTTATAAGCTTCATTTGAAGTTCCCTCTATATCCCCTAATTTATAGTAAGAAATTTCTTCGATGGCAGATTGACAATATTCTCTCAATACTTCATCCATTTCTATTATCTTATTTCCAACAATTATTTCATTCTTGGAGAAATCAACATCAGTTACTTTGATATTTGTTATATCATCAAACCTTTTATCTTTTAACCCATACCAAATTCCATAAACTAGGAATTTATCTTGTGAATTAATAAACTGTTCGCATATAGCAATTATTTCATCTTTAGTATAAATACCTTCATTATCTTTTATTATTTTATTAGGTGGTACATTTGAAAACTTTGTAGGTATATTAAGTACATCATTAAATATTTTAGTGAAGTCATTTACTCTTATAGTTATACTTTGATAAGAATCTATTCTACCACAATGAATTATCAAAAAGTCGTTTATTTCTTCTAATGTTGCCCTAGTTATATTTTCCCCCTCGTTTACTACAAGTTTACCTTGTTCTGATAAGTAACTTATTAATCTTCTGTAATTAGCCCTAACACCTATTTTTGATGCTTCGTTCCAATTCTCTGTTGCCTTCTCTATTGTCTCATAATTTTTTAAGTTTAACATATTCTTTTGAGGTGGAATGTTACCACCTCACCTCCTTTCTTTATTATACTTATATTATATCATAAACTCATATTGTTGTCAAGTGTTTTCTTGAAATTTTTATGTTATTTTACTTAATTATCTTTGCAAAACTTTTTTATTTATTGACATAACTAATTCAGATATTTCTTTCTCATTTATTTTTTTAGGCAATACACTATTTTCTTTAGCATACTTAAATTTTTCCTCTAAATTATTTGCTATTTCAAATATTTCTTCATAAGTATATTTCCCATTTCTTATATCTAATAATAATTCTTTTTCATCTTCTCTATATGTCTTAACACCTTTTCCACTTAATATATCTGTTCCCATTAAATATAAACGAACTAAATGCATTGAATGTTTCAATAGATGTGATTCGTCTTTCTTTTTATTACGATGGTTTAATTTCCCATACTGCTTAACAACCTCTCCCATTTCATTCAACATACATTTTAAATCTCTTAACGGATAATGATTTAAATTTATGTCTATCATTATCTCTTTATCATAGTCTTCTTTCAAAGAACTATCTATATATAATTTCAAATCCTTATCCATATGTTGGTAAGATATCTCAAATGTATTCATTCTTTTTTGAATGGATTCTAATAAATGTTTCTCTTTTTCAGATTGAGTATAGCTATCCCTAGCCATAGCGTTTTTCAACCTTCTTAATTGATTCTGTGAATACCCTAAAAATGCACTATAAACTGCATCACTACTTAAAAATGTCTCTACATTATCTTTTAACATTTTTCCCTCTTCTGTCATTATAAAAATGTCTTCTTCTCTTGTCCCTAATATTTCTATTACATTAGGATTAGAATTACATAATAAATTTATCATTTGTTTCAACGGATATATTACTGTATCTGAATCTGAAGGAGTATATGGCTTATTTTTACATTTCATACTTAATATTTCATCCTTAGAATTTAAATATATACCTCTTAAATCAATATCAGAGCCTTCTACATTCGTTCCATAGGCATATGAGCCACCATAAGTTAGTAAACATATAGGATTTTCTTTTGTAAACCTATCGGTTCTTATAAAGTCATACTCTTTGTTCTTTAATAATAAATTATTCATAATTAACACCCTCTCCTAAAGAATATATTTTTTATCAAAAGTATTTCCGTATCTTTTTAATATCTCCATCTCTAAATCTTTAGATATAAAGTTATTATTTCTTATATTCATTTTTCTAGCACCTTTATTAACACATTCATTCTTTTTTTGCATATAACTTTTCTTAGCTATATAGCGTTCTAAGATATAAGGATTAGAACTTTTCTTCTTATTACAATCTTCACAAATTAATCTTAAATTATTAAAGTTCCAACATTGTTCCCATAATTCTTCTACAAGTCTTAAATCATCAACTCCATATTTCTCTTTAGCTAATTTCTTAAAGAAAGCTTTAGGTATTTTATGGTCTACTGTCACCTCACTTTTTCTTATTTTTTTACCACATTTAGGGCAAATATAGTATTTACCCTTAAATCTATTTTTTACAGTTCTAGTAGTTACTAATTCTTTTTTAACTGTATTAGTATAATTTTTGTCATCAAAGACACAATCTTTCCTTTTAACTATTGTGTCTTCTCCTTCTAATATCACATAACTGTCTTCTGTTTCCCCTATTATAGTAGCTTTTCTTACCTCATATCTTCTGTTACTCTTATTAAAAAATACATAATACTTTTTCATTTTTGGTTTCCCCCTTAAATTTATCTTAATATTTTTCCATTATTAATTGTTTTAATTTATAAGCATTTACTAAATTAATACTATCTTCATTCATTTGATTTATTAAAGAATCACATTCGTCAATTAATAAATCTTTATTTATATTATTTATTATCATTTCTGTCATAATGCCTAATTCGTAAGTAACTTGACATTCTTCTAGTCCATAAGCTGAATTATCATAATAATTATTTAGGATATCTCCCATTATATCGTTATATTCTTCTGTAAATTCACCCCTACTTTGTTTTGCCATTTCGATAGCCTGTTCCCTATCTGTATAACAAGTAACATTACTAGAGCCAAAATGTAAACCTGTTAAAAAGAATGTCAAACAAAGCAACGTACAACCTATAAATTTAAGTGCTTTTTTATCTTTTTCATCAAATAGTTCTTTATAAAGCCATTTTAAAAAGTTATCTTTACTCTTCTTATTTGTATTTTTATTCATATAACCCTCTCCTTTTCTTTATTATACTTATATTATACCATATTATCAAAGTGTTGTCAAGTGTTTAATATAATTTTTTCTTATTATTTCGTATTTTTTTAAACTTGGAAACGCTACTACAATTTCTCCAAATCTATCTATTATATCATCTTCATTTATAAAAGACACTATCTCTCCAACTGTATCTTTAGGGACTCCTAGTACTTTTTCACATACTTCTCTAAGAACAACCTGATCTCCTTTATTCATTCCGTTTTTGCTATCTGTTGTCTTTATAAGATTAAAGTGTTTAGACCAGACTTCAAAATTTTTGTGTTTATAAGATATTAATGGTGCTACTATTATATCTCCATCATCTATATCTATATTAAACATATTTTCGTCTTCTTTAGTCATAGTGACAACACAAAGATTGTCACTATTAGTTATTCTATAAACGTTACGACCACGCCCTATTATTATATCACCTATATTAAACATATATTATTACCTCCTTACTCTCCTAGCAATATTAAATAACGATTAACTAAATGTTGTATAAATTTAACATTAGGGTTCATTGACGGACAACTTGATGCATATATAAGGTCAGACTTTCCATTAAGAAATATTCTTCTAACCTCTTCATAGATATTACTAGGAACATTTACTCCGTATTTATTAAAAGCTTTATCAAATTTGTCACCGTCAAATCCGTCTCTTCTTTCAAGAGCATACACTAAACCTATTAAAGAGTTTGTTACTCTGTTTTTATCTGTTATTGGTTCATTTATACTATAATTGTTTCTAGCACAATTCATAAAGAAATCTTTTATATCGCAACTACTTACTTTAGGATTCATATGGCTAAATATGTTAAAAGTATTTAACGAATCGGCTATATTATAGCTTTTTAATTCTAAAGCTAGTTTAACTCCATACATTCTATCTTCGTTTGACATATTCATCACAAGGTCAAGTACTGATGAAGCATTTGAAATAGTAAATCCTTCATATCTCAAGTAACAATATTCATGCATAGTATTTTTGTCATTACTTGACGCCACGAAAGCAGCTTCTCTATTATTAATATTTTTACTATAAACTGCTTTATCTATAGAATCAGAGAATATAAATCCTTTTTCATCTAAAGCTATACTATTTAAACTAAAAGCTTGATTCTTTAAGTATGTACTTAAAACTCCTTTTCTTAGTCTTAATTTCCCTAATTCTGTTTCTAAGTAATACCCTCTATTGTCTCTTTTAATCATATCTTTAATAGGAGTAAAATCCTCTACTAAAAGTTTGAAATGGTTTAAACTTATCTCTTTATAAAAAAGGAATCTTCTCACCCCTTTGTCTATTGCATAAACCTTTGTATAAGGATTTAATTTTTTTATTCCATTTGATACTACACTCATAATTTTTTGTTCTTTATTCATATTACCCTCTCCTTTTCCTTTATTATACTTATATTATATCATATTTTAATAATGTTGTCAAGCATTATTTTGTATTTTTATCAAAATATTTTATAATTTTTTAAATAATATTTCATACCAAGTCCAAGATTTACCGTCAATATCTAATTTGTATTCTGGAGTATCTGCATCACTCCATAATTTTTCATCTATTATTTCTGTTATGGTAGCATCTTTATTAGCATATCTATACATAATATCAATTACGTCAAAACCATACCTATTTAAACCTTTTAATTCTTCTTCAGGTTTTATTTTTACCCTATCTCCTACTTTTCTCATTTTCATATTATCACCCATCTTTTTCTTTATTATACCTATATTATATCACATTTTAATAATGTTGTCAAGTATTATTTTGTATTTTTAAAAACTTTATAATAAAAAATATTATCAATAGCAATGCCCACAAACATAAAGACAAAACCTAAATTAGTAGGCAAAGTAACCAATGTGCTAAATCCATATCCTATAATACTTGTTATATTACAATAATAAGTTGTCTTATTATCAAATACCTCTCTAGCTTCTCCTTCATATCTAAGAGCTTTTAATCTAGTCCCCCACAAATTATATTACGAGTTATAATTGCACTCATTAAAGCATCACCCATAAAGTAAATGAATGGATCAGCAATTCTAATTAAAAATAATCCTGTCAATATTCCATAGGCAATAACCTCTACTCCTAAAAGAACACCAAAGGTTTTATATAACTCTTTACTTTTATTTAACCATGCCTTAGTTATAATAGCTACAAGAATACAATTAATTAAACTAGCTAAACTCATAATGTTTGAATTAACACTCTTCATTGTTATAGTATGAACTATTGGGTAGGCTACACTATAAAATAAATTACTTAATGCACCTGCAATTAATAATTCATCTATATTCTTATTCAACTTTAACATACTCTTCTCCTTTTTTATTCTTATATAGATAGATATATAGTTTAGATAGGTCGTAAATTTTTTACTTTTATCCGAAAATATATAGCATTTCCAACGGGTATAGCGATTTTCAATACTCGTAAATTTTTTACTTTTTTAAAATAGAATGGCTAAATTTCAACGTTTCTTAAAAATAATATAAAATTAGCACCCATATGAGTGCTAATAAAATAATTGATAAGTATTACATAAACCTTTATTTCCTTTAATTTTGTCTACTATTACCAAATTTGCCTTTTTTAAATTGTTAACACATCTTGGTACGTTATCTGACGATATTCCTGTTAAATAAGATATATCTTCAAGAGTTACAGTTTGATTATTTGCCATTAAGTATCTTAAAGCAATAGCTACTTTTAAATCGTTATCCTTTATTATTTTTTGCATTTTTGCTACGAATAAATTTGTGTTTAAATGTACTATTTCTTTATTGTATTTCTCAAAATCAAAGTTATAAGCATAAAGTTCTGTAGGTTTTTTAGAGCCGTCTATTTGTTGTTTTGTACTATATACTATATTTTTTTCTTTTAAAGTTTTTAAAACTTTAGATATAGTTGGCTTACTTATTTTTAAGTATTCAGATATATCTTCTTTAGTAAAAAATTTTGTATTACAAACCTTTAATAACGCCATTACAGTTAATTCTGTTCCAGTTAATACTTCTAACATAAATTTTTTTCCTTTCCCTTTTACTGTCTGATAGTTTATTATATGTTTTTTTGTTAATCCCATTACTTTATTATTTAAAGATATATCTGGTAATACAAATATATCATCAGAAGTAATATTTTTATATTTACATTTTAAGCTACATAATTTTTGTCCTGTCTTTATACAACAAGGTTTTATAAAAGAAGGATTATCATATATACTTTTAACAACTCTTTTAATTTCATTTTTAGACAACCCTTCTTCACAGTTATCATTGAACTCATAAGCGTATTGTAAAGCTTTATGTTCGCTTAGATTGGCATATTTACAAACACTAGATATAAACATCAATGATTCATTTCTAAACCCCTTAGAAGCTCCATGACGGACTATTTGATTAAAACAGAATAAGTCTTCTACATTGTCGACCGTCATATCGGTATTGTTTTTTTTAAATTCTATTACTCTATGATTTTTTAAAGCTTTTAAGTCATATCCTCTTATTGGATTTCCATTTGTAACAATGGAAGCATATTTATTTACTTTAAAGTTTTTAGTAAAAGGAACTCTTATTATTTGAGTACTACTACAAGCCTTCATATCAGCTTCAAATAGACTTGTAATATGTTTGTTAACCTCAACTATATCTTTAATAGGATAAGAACCTTCTAGCTTGAAATACAAGTGCCAACCTCTACCACTGTTAACTACCATGTGTGTAAAAAGTCCTACCCTCTTACACATATAATAAATTTCTGATATAGACAAATCTTCTTCATCTATATCTACTACTATAACATTCCTATTTAATAAAAGTTCTGTTTTATAAGCCTCTGTAACAGTTGTTGCTAGTCCTATATAGCAACTATTGTGTTTATACTTTTCTATTAAAGTTAGTCCTTCCTCATATGTATTAAAAAATACTTGTTTATTGAAATTGGTATTAGGATTATTAATCCAAAGGTATCCTTTTTCAATATTATTATTTTCTAATGTTGGAAGAACAAATTCTAAATAAGTTAATAATTTTTTCTTCATTACTTCTTCTCCCAGTTCGATATTCTAATTATATTATACCAAAAATTACTAATGTTGTCAAGTGTTTTATTCTTTTTCATTTAGATAGATTTTTTTAAATAGTTGTAACATAGGTAATAAATCATCTAAAATTCCTTCGGTTATTCGTTTATCTTTTTTATATGCTATCAAAATTTTAAAATGTTTAGATAGTAAATCTCTCAATTCTTTGTGAGTATACGGAACTTTTATAATATATTCATATCCACCTATATCGTTTTTAGGATTAATTTCTACAATTTTAGCAGTAGGGTATTCTTCTCCTATGTATTCTTTATATATTTTTTCAAACGTTAAAAAATCTCCTACTTTCTCTACTTTATAATTCCTATTGTTGTTGGGACTTTTATATAAATATTCTCCATCTTCTGTTTTATCTAAAAAAATCCAGTTAGGATAAAATGCTATCATACCATCAACTCCTTTTCTTATTATACTATTATTATATCATATTATCATAATGTTGTCAAGTATTAAAATAAAAAAAATCATGCACTAAGCATGATTAAGTAAATTGGGAATAGTTAAGTTTTTAAAGGTTGTATTTTCATTTATATCTGTTTCTAATAAAGCCAAGATAAATTCTATATACTTATATATTCTATCGGCATCTAACGTTCCCTTGAACCCTCTAAATTCTATTGTATCTTTATTGGTTAGGTTTATCATTCTTCTTCTTCCGAATGATTCTGAACTAAAAATTATTTCATTGGCTATTCGTGTATCAATCTTTTTATCTTTATAAGTATAAAATTCTGCATATGGAGTTTCCCTTCCACAGAAATCTATAACATCTTTTTTATTGTTCTCTAAGAACATTATTATTTGTGGAAGCTTCTTTACGACTTCATCAGTTTTAGTAACATGAATGTGTAATCCACATCTATCTGATGCATACATTACTTTCCCTAATTCTGATGTTATCTGCTCTATAATTCTATTGTTTTTCATAAACTCATAGCTTAAAGGATTAGTTATTGTTTCAAAACCATTTTCTAAAGAGCCGTCTCTTTCAAAGCAGCATAATGTTCTTGTACTTTCAGAGAATGTTTCATCTTGGAAGAGATTTTTAAATGAAGATGAATATAGAGAGTATTCAGATTCTATTTCTAATCCAAAGAATATTCCGTTTGAAGGATTACCATAGAATTTTTTAGGAAAATCATGTTGGTTATGATATCCTCCGATGTTTGTATTTTCAACATCTTTTTCCTTCATACAATCTCTGCATATTTCACTACAAATATCATCTTCGTAAGCTAATTCTCCACATTCACGACATATCATAAATTGGTATGATATACAATCACAAATAAGCCCTCTACTGTTTTTTATTTTTGCCATATGGGTAAGTTTCCCTTCTTCATACAATTCGTATCTTTTATGATATATGCACCAATATACTTTATTATCTTTTATAAGTTGTTCTAAGCAATCTATACACACAGGAGAAGATAAATCCTCTCCTGCTATATAAACCTCTGTAAATACTTCTTTTCCACATTTACATTTTTTTACCATGCTAATCACCTCACTAAAATACTAAGTTTTCTTTAAATAAATCGAACCCACTAACTTTTTCTAAGTCTTTAAATGTAGGTCTTTCTGTTATACTGAATAAATGTTCTATGTTTTCAATTAAAGCTAGGATAAATTCAATATAACCATAAACTCTTTTAGCATCCAATGTTCCTGCAAAACATCTAAATTCTATTGTGTGTTCATTAGTAAAGTTTATACACATATGTCTTCTTCCTTGAGGTCTTAAACATATTCTCTCAGCTTCATAGGCAGTTAATAAGTTTTCTTCTGTATAGAAGTCGCACCATTCTGTAAATGAATCATAAGTTCTTCTTGAGAAATCAACTATATCATTTTTATTACTTTCTAGGAAGGATAAGATTAACGGCATAGCTTTTATAACTTCATCAGTTTTAGTAACATGAATGTGTAATCCACATCTATCTGATGCATACATTTCATTATTTCTAAGAGTCCCTAATATATCTTCTACTACGAAGTTATTTCTCATAAATTCGTAACTCATAGGATAAGTTATTGTTTCAAAGCCGTCATCTAAAGAGCCATCTTCTTCAAAATAAACTTTATCTGAACCTACTTTGTCTTGTACTGATAGAGCTATAAGATTTCTGTCTAAATCACAATTATAATCTCTTTCAGATTCTATTTCTAATCCAAAGAATATTCCATTTGAAGGAGTTCCATGAAAATATAATTCTTGACCATGATGATAATGATAATATTTAATTACTTTTCTTTCTTCGTAACAATGACTACAAAGAACATCGTCTCCCATAACATATTCGTCTCCTTTTCTCATAGGTCTACCGCATTCGTCACAAGTTATATAGTTTTCATCGAATGCTTCTTGACACATCACTCTACAATTATCATAAACATCAGTTATTTCAACTCTATTTTCTATTGGCTCATAATCTCTATGTTCTTCGCAATAAAAATATCTTTCATCTAAACAATCTATACAGAACCATTCTCCATTTAACTTAACCATTTCATATCTATTTTCTTCTTTCCCACAAACTGAACATATCATTTTATTTTCCATTCTATCCTCTCCTTTTCTTTATTATACCTATATTATATCACATTATCAAAGTGTTGTCAAGTGCTTTTTTGATTTTATTCTTTTAAAAACTTAACATATCTATATCAACAGGTAAAAGCATTTTCCCTATATCAAAATCACGTTCAAAGAGCCAATATACTCCATTCTTTGTTTCTGTTATCCTTTTGTCGTTTTTATATTTTTTTATTTCTATTAGTTTTTCTTTGAATTTATCAAAATATGCTTGTAAATCATTTATTGTCATATTTTCAATTACATATGTGTCATAAATTATTTGCTTCATTTTTATTAATTTTAAATCTTCTCCTAAGTATTCTTTAAATAATTTCTTTAAAATATTTGTTCCTTCGCCTCGCAGTACGTAATTATAATCCCACTCTTTTATAAGGATATCATTCCCTCGTACATGGATATCAGATAAAACGATTATCATTCAATCACCTCCTTTTATATATATTATATCATATTATCAAAGCGTTGTCAAGTGTTTTTTAGATTTTATTCTTTTATTATTACAGGTATTATTATTGGTTTTTCTCGTGCAAAATAATCTATGAAATAACCAACATTCCCCATAATCCTTTTATCTTTTTTATATTTTTTTATATTTTGTAAATCTTCACAGAATGCTTTAGAAAGCGTTTCTATATCTTTTATTTCTTTATTTTTTATTGTATAAAAATCAGGATTTTCTTCTATTATTTCCATTTCTAAATACTCTAAATTCTTATCTCCATATTCTTTATAAAGTTTTTCTAATCTTTCTTCGTCTTTCCAATTTAAAATATGTCCGTACGCCCATTTGCTAATTATTATTCCATCAGTAGGTAATCCTATTTTTTGAATCGTGTAATCAAAAATTTTAATTATCATATTATCAACTCCTTTATTTCTTATTATACTTATATCGTATCATATTATTATACTGTTGTCAAGTGTTTTTCTAAAAAAAATTATTTTTTTTCACATTCACATTTAAGATTATTCTTTAGAACATTATTAAATCTTGTTATTTTCCTTTGTTCTCCACAAATATGCTCCAATATACAAGGCTTCATATACCCATTAAAAGACACTATCTTCCATTCATCATGGTATTTATCGGATAGTTTTTTACGAGCTTTCTCAAGCCTTATATCGTGTTTATATTGTTCTTCTTTGAGTGTTATTTTTTCTTTTAATTTAACAACTCTATCTTTTTCATCCTTGCATATATGGTTAACAAAGGGCAAAGTAGATATATATTTAATATTTCTCTTAAATACATACTCTTTACATTTAGGACATTTAAACCAAGCATAATAATCTTGATTATACTTTACTTCACTAGGTTTTAAATCATTTAATTCATTATCCCACCAAGTAGTCATTGAGGGATAAACTCCCTCAAAACTATTTGAATATTCTATCATTATTATCACCTCACAATTATTATATCATATAATTACATTGTTGTCAAGCTAAATTACATCAAATAATGGATTAGAATTTGATAACTCTTTAAGCTTATCCTTATCACTATTGAAGTAATGATTAAGAGTAGTTGTACTGCTAGAGTGTCCCAGTTCTTTTCTAACAACGTCTAAGTTCTCACTTGAACCATTTATCATTACTGATGAATGACAGGCTCTTAGGGCATGGGTATTGATTTTATCAAGTCCTGCATTAGTAGATACCTTATTAATAATTCTAAGGATATCTCTTGAAGATATTTTTCTACCTGTTTTAGATAAAAATAATATATCTCCATCTTTTGAAGTAGGTCTATAATTATCTATATAGTAATTTAAGTCTTCTAGTATCTTATTATTAAGATAAACTATTCTAGTCTTAGAAAACTTAACCCCACCTTCTTCTGTCCACCTAGTTAATATTGTTTCTCCTGTCTCTAGGTTAACATCTTGTATTCTTAGATATTCTAACTCTGAACATCTTAATCCATTAGATAATAATATAGCTACCATTAAATGATTTCTAAAAGATAATTTACTATCATTTTTATGACTATTTGTATACTTTAAAAGAGTGATAGCTTCGCCCTGATCTACTACTCTTTTATCTTTAACATTTCCGTTACTTCTAGGTATTGTCCTAGCAGTATTAGTAGTACAATACAGTTCTCCTATCATATAAGTGTACAATCTACTTAATACGGCTATTCTCTTATTTATAGTAGCCGATTTAAGTCCTTGTTTTTCTAGTTTAGATAACCATTTTATGGAGTATTCACTGCTTCTTATTTTGGCTATGTTCTCAAATGTAGCCTTTTCTGTATCTCCTTCAAACATATAATCTATCATTTCTTCTAGTATTGTTTTATAAGAAGATACAGTTAACTTCTGATTAGCACCTTGAATTTCTGCAAGATACTCTAAAAATAAATTTAAATCTTTATTCATTTTACCACCTTCTATACCACTTTAATATAGATTATCATTTTGTCTTCGTCTATACAGTCATAAACCCAATTAAAAAGACTTAATCTTTTATCTTTTTTATAATTCCTTAATTCTTTAATTCCTTCTCTTGTTTCTTTAAGATAATTGAAAATCTCTTTTCCATTTATATTTCTTAAATAATATCCGGCAAGAAAATATTTTTCAGCTTCTATGACTTTTAGTTCTCCTATATATTCTTCATATAAGTCTAGCATTTCTTTTTCTTTCCAAGAATAGCAAGGACTTATTATTTCATTATACCAAACAAATGGGCGGTCTCTTTTGACAGTCAATCTATTTATAGCTATAAACATATTATCAACTCCTTTTCTTATTATATATATATTATATCATATTATCATAATGTTGTCAAGAAATATTTTTTATTTTTTATAATACAATAGACCTAGCAATAATGCTAGGTCTATTGTATTATAAAAGTGTTGTTATGCTAACTCTTTGAGTAGATAATCTCTTAATTTTTCTGTGTATCTAGTATTGGGTCTATTAGAACCGTTGACTAATTCATCTTTTAGAAGTCCATAACCTTGTCTAATGCCTTCTTGAGAAACAACATATTTTCTTCCTTGCTTACAAATTATTTCTTTATCTTTTAATAAGTTTCTTACTTCTGTTTCTTTAACTTTTTTATCTAATAGTCCATTAAGATGCTTACAAAGGTCTCTAAATCCAAATGTCCCATCTTTGCTTAGAAACTGTTCATATTTGTCTGAATTTACTTGTAGTTGTTTATTCTTTTCCACTAAATCCCTTACCATACCCATTTTAACTTCATCAGATAAATATGAAAAGTGACTATAAATAAAGTCTTCCTCTCTTCCTTCTGCTACAAATCCACCTGTTTTTCTTATGGTTGGAAGAACATTATTAACTACCCATTTTCTAAAAGGCTTACATTTATCTGTTCTTGCTTCTAGCATAAAATCATATAATTGTGATTCAGTTAAATATTTGTGTCCATCGTGGACACACGTTGATATTTCAGCGTTTTCTACCACTCTATTTATTCTGTCTTTTCTTGGATATATTTTACCAACAGTATTATATTTTACATATCCTAACGCCATACCCGTTGAATATAATTCGAATAACGGTTCTCCATTTTCGTCTTGTATTACTCCTACATTTACTCCTTCAAATTCCATTAATTCTTCCATAAACTTCTCCTTTCATATTAAATATATTTAACCTCTTAGTATTACATTAAATAATTCTGTCAGAGGTTTATCGTCCAAGTTTAACTTTGTAACCTCTTTAAATAAAGGTATAAATTGTTCTAAAATAGCCTCTTTACTCTCTTTGTCTTCGATAGAGTATTCTATATTAGATAATCCATCTACTAATACAACTGTATTCTTACCTTCAACCTCTGCATATTCATCATAACAGTTGTCTATAGCCTCTCTAAAGCTATTCTCAAACTCTTTAGATTGAAGTTCTTGTGTTGCTAATGCCCTTTTAGTTTCTTCTGTCTCATGAACTGCTACAGCTCCAAAAAGGCATATTAAACATATTGTTATTCCAATTACTGTAAAATATTTATTAATCATATTACCATCCCCCTTAATCTTCTAACATAAAATTTATTTCTGATATTGCCCACTCATAGCCAAACCATGCTAATTTATTTGCATCTAATTCTAATAATCTTGATTCTTCTTGCATGGATTCATTTAATATATTAAATATTTCATCCATATGTTTTATAAAGAATTTCTTTGTGTCAGTGTAGGATATAAGGCTTGTCACGATACCACTAGAACATCCATACATTGAAACATCTTGAATATATAATTTAGTCTCTTCTTCTCCTTCATCTTTTATTTTATCAAGAAGTTCTTCAATAACCTCTTTGAGCAAAGTGTTATCAGTCTCTTTTAATATTTTATTTAATCTTTCTTTTAACATATCCATAACCCCTTTCTAATAATCTATATAATTAGGATTTATTACTTTTTGTAACTCTTCTAGCATATTTGTTAAAGTTGTTCTATTTATTCTCTTAGCACTTTCTAAATAAGTTAATATTTTATTAGCACATTCAGTTCCATTTAGACAAGCTTCTTCTAAACTTCTTATTCCGTCCCAAGCTATATCTCTTTCATATTCAACTGTTTCCACGCATTTTTCTGCTTTTCTTATAGGTTCTTCAACTGCTTTTCTTACATCATTACCTAGATTATCTTCTACATAATCTAAAATATCCTCTTCACCTCTAAGTACCACCAATTCATTATTAACAAATATATTCATATTACCGACCTCCCTTTATTTCTTATTATACTTATATTATATCATAAAATAATAGTGTTGTCAAGTACTTTTTAGAAAATAGCTAAGAAAATCTCTTAGCTATCTAACTCCTATACCGTTACAGAACGGGCAGTCTTCGTCTTGGTATATTCCAGTACCTTTACAGGCTTCACAACGTCTCTTAACTCCTAATCCTGCTTCATTTAGGTAATAAGTAACTCTCTTACCTGTTTCTGCATTACAGTTATAATAACTGTATTCATTAGTCCATTTTTCTAATTCTGCTTCACTAGATATAGTTAACCATGTAGGAGACATCCAAATCCCTTCAGGGTTCATTTTAGAAGGTAGCAAACCTACTCTTACACTACCTTCCTTTTTTATTAATCTTTTTATATCTGTTTTAGTTATTTTCTTCATATTACCAACTCCTTCATTTTTTATTATACTTATATTATATCATATTTTAACAATGTTGTCAATAGGTTTTTAATATTCTTCGCTATAAATATCGTACCAAGTGTTATATGGATAATATCTTTCAAATATATGATACTTCCAATTATACTTATAGTCCTTGCCTTTAACGTTGTCTTCTGTTATAACCATTAACTCCTGTTCTTTATCAGAAGTAGTTATACCCATGATTCTTATAGCTTCACTATATCCTTTCCAGTATCTATCGTCTTTTATCTTAATTAATTCTATCTTCGTTACTTTGCTACATAAACAGCCGTATTCAAACCCTAATGGTTTAGTTTTATATCTTGTTAACCTCTTGCTTAAAGCCTCGTATTCTTTTCTTATATCTAACATATTATCACCCTCCTATATTTTTATTAAGGGAAGTTGCCTTCCCTTATCTCTTATTATACTTATATTATATCATATTATAAGACTATTGTCAACTATTTTTGAAAAAAATCTAATATTTTTTGTGAAGTTTTATTTATAACATCTAAAGAATCTTTTAATTCTTTAAGTTCTTTGCCTCTGCTCCAACTTGCAACATAACCAAAACTATAATCGTCTGTATTAAGTCCTAACCCTCTGCAAACTATATAAGCTATACTTTCTGCTTGAACTTCTTTAGTTCTTCTATCAATCCCATCATCAAGGTTACAATGTAATATACTGTGTGCTAATTCATGGATAATTGTTTTTAGCTTGTGAATATCGTCTAAAGATTCTTTTATATGAATATCGTTCATAAGAACATCGTAATATCCATTAGTAGAACCTTCATTTAGGTTTTTATCTATTGTTATAGCAACCTCTGTATTATTTAAAGCATAATTGATTAGGGATTTAATCTCATCACTATTCCCTTTTAATTCTGTTGCTAAAGAAGGTTTATCTCCTTCAACTTGAGTGATATCAAATACATTTCCTAATTTAAAGTATAAATGATTTTTTACCACTTCTTCTCCGTCTTCTTCTACTATTGTATTATATTTAACTGGGCAAAGTATCTTTAAGGCTTTAGCACCCTTCTTAATCTTAAACCCTAGTCTATTCCAAGTTGTAAAACTAGCAACTTGACCTGCATTAGGATTTTGTAGCATTATTAAAATTATGTTTCCATAACTGTAATTATGGAATTTGCTACAGAAGTCTAGGTATTCTTGATATTTACCACTTTCAAATACCTCTTTAACTCCACTTTCTAAATCTTGCATGAATTTATTAACCTCTTGTTTCTTTTGTCCTGTTTTTTTATATCTCATATTATCAACTCCCTTATTCTTTATTATATTTATATTATATCATATTATAAGGTTGTTGTCAAGTGATTTTAGAAAAAAAATAAAAAAATATAGTGGAATAAATCCACTATACACTTAACTCTTTTATTTTATTCTCTATTATCTGTTCTATAGGAAGACTATTATTTTTACTTATAATTGTTAATTCTATTCCTTCATTTACTACAGGTTTATTATCTATATAAGGTATAACGTATGCTTCATCATCTAAACATAAAACATATTTTATATCCTCTGACCCAAACTCTAGCCCTGTATAAAATATATCATACATGGTTATAATTTCTTCTCTTATCACTTCGTCTTTTAGCAGTTTTATATATTTATCCATTCTTATTCACCCCTCTTACCGTTTTTAAAGCAATACTCTCTTCATTGTCTATATCTATACCTTCTGATTTTAGAACGTCTTTAACAAGGTTCGTGCCGTTTCTAAACTTATAATCCTCAAATAAGACTTCTGCATCAACTCCTGTTATTATTCCCAGATCATTTATCATATCGTATATTAGGTTATGTAGGAACATAAGATGTTCTTGCATAGATAATTCATTCGGGAATATTATTTCCTCTTTGCACCTTATCATGCTATTTACCTCCTTTAATAAGGTTAATTTTCTTTCTTAGATTTATTCTTTTTCTCAATTTTATCATACCATTACCTCCTTCTATTTTATCACACTTTAAGGTTGTTGTCAACCCTAAAGTGTTATTATTCTTCCAGTTGCTACTTCTTTAGCAACTAAGTTAGCAGTTCTATGACAAGTAGGACGATATCTTAAAAGTAAACTCTTGTTTAGTCTATTTCTCTTAGCTACCACCTTACCACATTCGCTACATATTATATGGTATTTATAAACTGGAGCAACAGGTACATTAACTACGCTATTATTAATAGCAACGACTGGATTAGCTTCTCTGTATTTCTTCATATAGTCTGTAGTTTTAGTTCTGTTATCTCTTACTCCATACATTCTACAAAATCTCTTCCAAGTATCATTGTGTCCTACTGGTTTTCCGCAGTATATATTTGCTAATACATGAATTACTTCATGATGAATAGTATCTATAACATCGCTTTTTTCTCCGTATTCAAGATACTTTTTATTGAACGTAAACTTTACAGGCTTCCCGTTAGCATTTAGATAACTAACTTGTCCCAAAGTTCTAGTCATTCTGGAAGATATATTTATAGGAGTATTTTTTATATACTCTAAAATCAAGTCTCTATGTTCTTCTTTCATGCTATTTACAAAATCCACCATTTCTTTTCTTATCATTTCTACCATATTATCAATCCCCCTCATTCTTTATTATACTTATATTATATCACATTATCAAAATGTTGTCAAGTATTTTTTTTAATTTTTTTTGAGAATTTTTAAGATAACCTTCGAGTCTTTTGTTAAAATTCTAATTTATCATTTAACCACAATTTGTAGTTTTTTACTGTAGCTAGTTTATAAGCCTCTTCCATCATTCCATCTACATCATCACCTTCTTCATCTTCATGTCTTATAAAAACTTCTTGAATTAAAAAGTCCATAAATTCCTCAAAGTCTGGTTGGCTTTGTAAGTTTTTCTTTGTTATTTTCATTTTTAATCCCCCTTATTTTTTATTATATTTATATTATATCATATATTAATAACATTGTCAAGTATTATTTTTAAAGATACTAAAATTTTTATCATTCATTTTATAAAGATACTAAAATGATTATCATTTAATAAAGTTACTAAAATAGTCATCATCTCAAACATTATTTAACTATACTTAATATATCATCATTCTAAGTCTATTATCATTCTGTAATTTGATGTATTGTTGATATATATAGATATAATATTATTTAAGTATTTCAATATACCTAAAATACCCCCGTATTTAGATTTTAAGCATATTGTAACACTTAAACAAGTAATTACATTAATACCAAAGGCTATGCTTTTACATAGCCCTCGATACCTGTAATTTACCGTCTCCGTTCTCTCTTGTAGTTATACTTATAATCTACCATATTTTATACACCTTTTCACCAGTCATAGTAAGTCTTCTTTCATCATAGTTAACTCTGTATAACCAACAATCGTTATCAATAACGTATTTATCTTGATAAGTGTAAAGATACATACCGCTTACTAATTCGACAAACTCATCAGTTAATGGAGTTTTATCTGCTAAAGCCTCTATGAAGTCTAATTTATCCATACGTTTATTTTCTACAAAGAAAGCTTGGAAATAGTCTTCAAAGTTATCAAAATAAAGTGCAGGGTCATCAACTATATCGTCATAAGAAGGTGATAAATCTTTTTTTACTTTTTCAGCAGATTTATAATTAAATTTTACATATTTTTTTGTGTTTGTGTCCCAATAATATCCGTAGTCATCATCCCATTCATGGTCATAACTATAAGGATTAGAAAAACTTTTATTATAGTAATATTTATCCCAACTTCTAGGTTCATAAGAATCGTTAGAGAATATCCAACCTTCTTCTTTTTCTATGAAGTCTCCATATAATTCTATTTCTCCATTAGATTTAAGAATACAGAATTTACCGTTGCCCTTCATTTCTTTAGCTAAAACATCTTTATTATTAAGTCTCCATAAGCTAAATACATCATCTAATATAAATCTTTGTGTGTCACTCATTTTTTCTTCCCAAGCATATTTACCTATAATACCATTGTGAACGATACCTGATCCACAATTTATTTCAGTTTTTCTTAATTTTTTCAATTTGTTAGTTATTGGGAATGGATGGCAAGTTTCCTTACTTATTCCACCACTTGTTGAAATTCTAAAGTGCATTACTAAATTCTTTTCTTCAAGATGTTTATTATCCCAAAGTTCTTCTAGTCTTTCAATATATTTGTCTACATCAAAGAACCCTTTTTCTATGTGAACCTTATTATTGTCCACAAACATGAATCCTGCTCCGTCAGAATTATGAAGGAAACAGTTTTTTACATACTCTTCATTTAATTTATACCCTTTTTCTTTTACAGCTATTATACACATTCCACATCACTCCTTTTAATATCTCATTTCTTATTATACTTATATTATATCACAAATTAATATTGTTGTCAAGTGTTTTTTTGATTTTTTTTAAAACTTTTTTATTTTTTTTATTGACTTATAAATATAATGTAGTATAATAATATATGTAGTAAATAACAAGTGTACTTAATGTTTCACTTAAAGATAAAATTAATATTCCTTAAATTATATATTAAATTAATGTTACACTTGTTATTTATTCATTCTATTTATTATTGTTTATTTTTTACATTATTTTTACATAAAGTCGAAGGATTTTTTGAGTCCTCCCCCTTTTGTGCAAAATAAAGTCGAAGGATTTTTAGGGTCTTACCCCCTATTCATACTTATATTATATCATAAATTAATAGTGTTGTCAATTACTTTTTTATATATTCCTATGATTTTTTTATTTTCTATGGAATTGAAAAATTTTTTCTATATGATTTTTTTTATTCTTATATAGGAAAATATTTTTCTTTTTAATTGAACACTTGAACATATGTTCATATATTCAATTTTCCATATGAACAACTATTCATATATTGTCAACCTTAATAAATAAAGTAAATTTTAAAAATACTTAATTTTATTAACGTTCTGTATTCCATTGTAAAGAGTTATAAAAAAGAATTGATATAATATATCATTAAGATGTTAACGCCTCTTAAATTGACTAGAATTATTTGAATTGTTTATACAAACGTGAATTTTCTGACAATTCAAAATACTCTTATTCTTTCTATATATATTATAACATTTTTGAGCTAAAAAGTCAAGGAAAAGTTTTTGACACTATTCGACAATATTATACAAAAAAACAACCGTTCTATTTTAGCGTGTAAAAGGTTTTATAAAAGTCTTAATATAAATATATGATTAAAGGTTAACGCCTCTTAAATTGGCGTATAGAAGGTATTTTAGTTATATTGGATATTTTAATATATTGTAAAATACGATATTTTATATATGTATATTGTATACAAATATAGGTATATGCTAAAATATCCTTATATTTCAATTTTAAAGAGTTAGTATATATTAATCATATATTTATATTAAGATGTATTTATAAGTGTCTTAAAAAGGCGTATAGAAGGTTATTATTTTAAGATTTTTAAAAATATTACTGTAATTTATTCAAATTATAAAAAGTGACCTAGAATGATAATCATTATCATTTATAACATTATATAAAAACTTGTTTAATGTATACAAGTTGTTTCTTTATAAGAGTATTCAAAATTTAAATAATTACCGAGTAGGTATTTTTTTGGTAATTGATAATCATTCTCAAATGATAGTTATTATCAAAAGTAGATATGCTTACAACTTAATACTGTATACAAGTTGTTACTTTAAAAAACTTTTAATAATTGCCGAGTAGGCCGCTTTTTTCTAATTAATAATCATTCTCATTTAATAATTATTTTCATCAGGAAGGACCGCAGTCTAATTGAAAATTATTTTCAGTTGATAATTATTATCATTTAGTCTGGTCATCTGGAAGGACCGCAGTGAGAATTAATATTAATTGATAATGATTCTCACCTCTGGTCACCTCTGCAAAAAAAATACCTTTGGAAAAATCCAAAGGTTAAAAGTAAACTATTTAATTAAAAAGTGTCATTTAAGTAATGACTTATATATATATCTAAATTTTGATATTCTTCAAGGTCATTGTCTATTATTTCTCTAATCTTATATTTATTGTTAGTTTTATTAATATCACTAAATAAT